CCAGCACCGGATGATACCGGCATTTGCCCCACATCCGAATTACTTTTCCGTGCTCGTCCCGCAACACCTCTTCGCTGCTCGCAATGATATTTACCAGCTCCGATTTGCCCCGCGTAATGGCGTAAGCCTGCACATACTCATAGTCATTAACGCCCGCGTAGGCAGCCTGAAACGCTGCCATGACTTGAGGCGCTAAGTTTGGCGCAATGGCCTGTGTCCATCGCGTGCCGAGCATCATGTCTCGCGGTCTGCCGAACATCGTGCAGAGCTCGTCGTTGACCTCGACGCAATGCCCATGCTCGTCACACTCCCATCGCGGCACCGGAGATTCTCGCATTAGGATTCGGGTGCGAATATCGGACATATTGCTCTTGCGATCCGCCGAAACAGCCATCACCACGGCCTTATCCATTGCGGATGCGATATGGGTTATCTGGTCGGTCTGCCGCTTCGTCTCATGGGTTAGCGCCTCGATTGCGACGGTGCTGCGGTTCCACCATTTCGAGATGCTTTTCCGCGCAAGTCCTGCCCACGTTGCAAGCGCAAGGAATAACGCGCCCACAGTTAGCTTCACGGTTTCGCGCAAAGCATCGTTTCCGAGGTGGGATTCGTCAGCCATGAAGCGCGGCGAGTTTGTCGACGGCTTCAATGACAGCGGCTTGTGCGGCGACTAGCTCGTTTTCCAGTCGGATAAGGCGCGCGGTGGTGGTGTAGCCCTTGGCCTGCGCGATTACTGCGGCGATGGCGTCAAGGTCGCCGCTTGCGTGCGCGGATTCTGCGGCCTGCACAAGCGCGTCGAGGTTGCTTTGGATGGCGAGCTTTGCGGCATCCACGGCGGCGGCTTTCTCGGCGTCTTTCGCGGCGAGTGCGGCGGCGTGCTCAGTGTCTTTGACTTGGAGTTGAGCTTGAATGTCGGGCCATAGCTGGCCGGATTCGGTTTGGATGGTGAATAGGTCTTTCATGATTAGGCTAGGACGACTCCGATGTTACTTATTGGAGTCCATTTAGAGTTTAGATATTGCAGCATCAGAGTGTCGCCAACGGCGTCGAATACCGCCGTAGTCACCCCGCCCCACGAAGCGTTTGTCACGGTCACCGTGCAGGCTCCTGTTGCTTGCGTCATTACAATAACCTTGATCTGTCCGTTGGCGACTCCGGTTGCGGTCAGCGTTGCCGTGGCTACTCCGGTTGCTGCCAGCGTTGTTGTAAGCGTGGTAATGTTTATTGCTCCAAGCGTTGTCCCGCTCAATGCCTGCGGCGTGGAAATTAGTGCTCCGTTGCTGGTCAGGTTTCCCGTTAGCGTGCTGGCTCCGGTGATGGCGAGAGCGCCGATGGCAGTGATGTTACCGCCTCCGGTAAGCGTTACTCCTGCTCCACTAGCTCCGCTTCCGGCGGCGTTGGTTACGTTCAACGAATTGTTGTTTCCGCCGTCGCCTCCAAAATTAAACCTTCCCGCACCATCTAGTGAAATTATTCCGTTGTAGCCAATGGTTGGTGCTGCGCCTGCACAGGAACGAAACCCAAGACTGACGTGCGCGAAATTTTGCGTTGATGTATTCTGGACAATCAGATTTGCCGTCGCGGCACCCGTGCTGTTGGATGCCGTGTTGGTCGTGTTAACGGTTGCAACTGTCTGTGACGAGCCGGTAAAAGTCTGCGCGGCATCCGTGCGCGCGGCGGTAAAGCTGGTTGCCGGAGGCGTCATTGTCACGCTTGCTGACGGCGCGAACGTAAGCGTGGCGGTGGTTGCTGTGGCTGGCGCGGCCAGCGTGACCACGCCGCTTGTTGCGCCCTTTAGGCTGGTCGTGGTCGTCGCTACGGTCCCCGGCGTTGTGCCGCCGATGGCTCCCGGCGTGGTCAGCGCGGTGGCGATGTCTGCCGTGGCGATAGCCCGATACGCCGGAGCGCCCGCTGTGGCTGTGCCAAAAAGCGCGTGCGTCGCCGTGGTGGTTGTTGCGGCGACGGCAAATGTGCCGGTGACGTCGGGGAATGTTTGTGTTTGTCCAAAAGTAAGGGGCGCATTTGTTAGCGTTAAAAGGTAGTCACCGATTCCTCCCGCTCGCGGAGAAATGACAATAACATCCTGAGTATCCGCACGCTGGAATGTTGCTTGAGTGAATTGCGGGTTTGTCGTCATCGCCACGCTGCCGGTGCCGCTGATGGTCAGCAGCTCCGGTGATCCTGTCCCGGCTGTCGTGCGACCTACGACGCGAGCGGTCGCCATGTGCGCTAGTTGGGCGAGGCCAACTACATCGTTGTCAATAGTCCAAGTAGCTCCGCTGTTGCTGACCGTGATGTCGCCCTTGTCGCCGTCTGTTAGTGCGCCGCTCGCCGTCCATGTAAGCGTGCCAGCGCCGTCTGTGGATAGCTGGTAGGTGTTTGTGCCGAGTGCGCTAGGGAAGGTGAGGCTTTGCGGGAACGTGACGGTCTTGCCGGCGGCGACGGAGATAACCCCAGGCGCGTTATCCGTCGGCGTCCCGCTTAGGCTGTAACCCGGCGTGATTTGCAGCTCAAGCGGTGTCGTGAGGATGCCGTTGGCGCTGTCGTAAATCTCCAAGGCGCACCACGTATTCCGATACGTCTGCAAGAACGTGTTTAGGTTCGCGCTGTTGAGCGGCGAGACGGTGAAGGTGTAGAGCGTGGTGTCGCTTAGGACAGGCGCGGAAAGCTGGATGAGGTAGCTGCCGGTGAAATCGTTTTGGGCCTTGATTGACGATGCTGTAAAGACCGGGGCTGCTAGCACCACCGCCGCGCCGCCTTGCACGAAGCGGACGGCGAACTTCACAATATCTCCTTGGACAATGCCGGTCTGCGGGGCCGTTTCCGTGGTTCCGGCTAAAGTGGTCGTCCACTTCCGCAAGTCCATGTCCCAAAAGAGCGTTACGGTGATATTCGCCATAGGTTTTCACCCAAAAGGCCCGTCCAGCTTTCGCGGGACGGGCCGGTTGGCGCAAGCCGCCGCGCCCGGTTAAGAGCGCGGCGGCTGCGTAATTCCTTACAAGCCGGACGTACAAACCGTCACAGCCTGGTCGTTCTGGCAACGCTTGTAGAACAAAACCCAGCCGTAATTGGTGTGGATCGGTTCCGGTGCGTAGACGAACTCAGCAAAGTGCGCGCCCCACTTGTGGAGCGGGTCAAAGCACACGTTGTTCGAGACGATACGCTCGCCGCCAGTGACAAACTTCCAGTCACCCGTCCACATAGACGGATCAAAATCTAGACCACCGTAGTCTGGAGTCAGGATGTCCGCCTTGAACTGGCGACGGTGCGGGATAACGATGGCTTCATATTCGGCATTTTGATACGCGCTGGTTTCAACGGACTTTTGGCCGTGCGTGGCTGTGGTAAACTCAAATTGCTCAACCTCGACCAACGTGCTGTTGTTCCATGTGAAACGCGGCGCGTTCGTGACCGGAGCGAACCGGAAGTTTTTGATCTGCCGGGAAGCGCCAATGGCCTTCATGGTTTCCGACATAGCGCCCTTGCCAGTATCGGCAATACGGAAGTCCTGCCGGTAAAGGCTAGGATCAGACGCGGGACCGTTCTGGAACAGGCGGTTGAGGGCCTCAATACTGATGAAGGCCGGGAACACAGGACCGTCCGGCCCCATCTCGATCACCTCGCCGTCCGAGTTGGCCGCGCCGTCGCCGATGAGGCGAACAGCCACTCCATCCAGCCACGACCAGTTTAGCGCCGAAGTCGGCTTGGTGGTCGGCAGGGTAGTAGCGGTGACAACCGCGCCAAAGCCGCCCGCAGCGAGGGACATCTTGTTGGAGAACTTGATGATCTGGTCGCGGAACTCCAAATCAATCTTGCGCTTCACATAGCGGGCAAGAGACGGAAGGTAGTGCTGCTGGATGAACTTTGTGGGCTGATGCGCGAAACTAAGCGTATCTTTACAAATCGAAGGTCCCTGCAACTGGAGTTTGCGGGGCGAGTATTGCAGCGTATCAAATCCAACGGGAACAGCGGTAAAGCTATCGCCGCAAATCATGTTTGTTGGGCTTGGGCCGGTAGTTCCAGAGCCAAATTCAGAGATGGACACGGCAGACCAGCCAGCAGATTTGCTGTCAGGCTCGACGCGACCAGCAATGAACGTGGACATCGTGACGCCCGCGTTTCGAGGAAACACGCCGCGTTCGACGAAGTTGAAGTAAGGCGTCGCCGGAGTGGGGATGCCGTAGATTTCGCTGCCGAGATGCTCGGTGGCGATTTGGATTGCTGCAAACGGATTGGGACAGGACATGAGAGTAGGATTCTAAAAAGTGCGTGGACGTGAAACCGTGCGAAATCCCCGCCGATAGCGGGCGCACGTTTTGGTTTCAGGCGGGCCAATCCCTGTGATACAGCCCAAGTTTTACCGGAGGAGCACGGCTGAATAGAACCTCTGAACGGGTTTTTACGGCACTTCCGTAAAAAGGTCAACAGGATTCTTAACGTGTCTCAATGAACACGTCGCCTGCCCGGCTTCTCAGCCGCTCCACATTGGCGCGGATTTCCGCCCCAACATTCCACGCCATCACCACAAACAGCACCTTGGATTCTTGCAAATTGGCAATCTCGTCAAACGGCATAATCAGCATCCCGCTCGTCACCTTGTAATACTTTGTCGGCGTATTGTCGGCAAGCACGTCCAGCTTCACGCCTGCCATGTTCAGCATGGAGATTCCCTTTGCCGCCGCTCCGCATCCGACAGTGAAAAATCCCTCTTTCTTGAATCCGTCAATCGTTCTGCCAAGCCGCTCAATCTTCTCCGCGACGTGCTCCTTCCACCATCTGTAAAGCCCCGGCCTCGTCAGTCCGACCGCTTTCTCCCACTGCATCCGGTGCCACACCCTGATAGACGGCTCGCCAGCGATTCCCAGCACGAAAACGTAGCTGGTTCCGTGAATATCGTTCATCACGATGTCCAACAGCCGCAGCCCGGCGCGCTCGGCCAATCGCTTCATTGACCCGGCGTTGAAGTAGCTGACGTGTTCGTGATAGATCGTGTCGCACTCTCCTAGAACCACCATGTTCGCCTGTGAAGTGGCGATGAATAGCCGCGACTCCTTGTGCATAATGTCCGCGCATCGGGACAGGAACTCCATAGGTCGGTGCGTATGCGCCACCACGTTTTGAGCGGTGATGATGTCGAATGTAGTTCCTTCTGGAATGAAAGTTTCCTCAAAAAGCCCAACGGTGATGGCGTGCCCTTTGGCTTTCGCAACCTCAGCAAGATTCGCCGCCGGATCAATCCCGGACGTTGATAGGCCAAGCGCCTTGAAAGCGTCCAGTTGCGAGCCGTCATTACTGGCGATGTCCAGAACACGCTTGGCTTTCGGAACGTAGGTCAGCGCCGTTCGGGCGAATCCGGTGAAGAATCCAAGGGCGGTTTTCCCAGTGCCGGAACAATAGGTGTAATCACTGTAAAGAACCAGCGGATCGACCGCTTCCGACAACTGTAAATGGCAGCAGACTTTACAGCGATTGACCGCCAGCGGGAACTTTTCCGTCACGCCGTAGGTATTCACCAGCGGCATCCGCCCAAAGTTCACCAGCGGAACCAGCGCGCCTTCGCAACACAGGCAGCTATCTATCGCCGTGCTCATTGCGGTTGCGGATTGAAAACACCTTTGGTTCGTAGGATGGCATCGGGTATCCTGTTTCCAATCGGATCGTGCTATCACCTGTGAATTGACGGCAGAAATCTATCACCGGAACAGCGGTTCCGCTTCCGCAGTCGAATATCCCTGACTCCTCCTCTTGCAGCGCAATATCCACCAACCTCCGAGCCGCATCTTGGACAGGGATGAAATCGCGCATCCCGTCAATGACTTGGAAAGATTCGTCACCACGCTCCATTGCCCGCCGCAGACTCGGCAGCAAACATTCTTCCCGCTGCCCTGGCCCATAGAGATTCCAAAAGCGAACCCACTTGGCTGTTGGCAGTCGCCACAGCAGCCCGTCGCGGACGCTGATTTTGGCGAGTCCGTAGGGTGGCGGATTGTCCACCAATTCGAGACAGCTTCCCGCTGCGGTGATGTTCGTGATGCCGTCGCCGATGACCGCACTTAGGAAGCCGTGGTGCCACTGGACTTGCGCCGCGTGCAGGTATGATTCGTAGTTTGGCAAATGCCCCCAGCCGAGATGAATCACCGCCTCTGGACGGTCGGTGAAGTCCGGCACAATCTCGACATCCCGGCGTTCCAGTTCGCGGACAACGTGACGACCAACGAATCCGCTTTGTCCTGTGACGAGCATTTTCATGGTCAGAAACGATAAACCAACAGCACGTCGTCAAAGCGACCTTTTACGCCACGCAGATCAATCACTTCGCAGTTTGAATGAAGCGCGCGAAGCGAAGGAAGGCTGGATTCAGGACTTAGGATGTCCTCGATGATGTAAAACCCGCCCGCCCTGACTCGCGGCGACAGCAAGCGAAACGTCGCCTCTTGGTCAGCTTGCATATGGGAACCGTCGTCAATGATGATGTCAAACTTTGCGTCGCCTAGCAAAACAATAGCCGCCTGGCTTGTGGCATCTGCCTGAATCACACGGAATCGCGGCGGCTGGAATCGCGACGTGTCAAACACCACGGAAATATCGACGCCGGTTATGGTGCAATCCTGCCCAAAGTATTCGCCCCACAAATCCAACGACTTTCCTGATGCCAGTCCTATTTCCAAAACGTCAGCAAAGTCCCGATACGGCGCAAGCAGGCGCTCGTATGATTCAATGTAGGAGTGCGTTGATCCCTTGTCATTATGCCCGGCATCGCTTCCGAAGTGCCCGATGCGCGTAAAGATGTCAGCTAGTGATTCCATGTAAGTCCGTAGGCTTCGATGTCCTTTGTATGGACGGGAGTATGCGGATCGCGAAACATATCGTCGCCGCTAATCCGTTGCCAGAAATCGTTATCCATCGGAAGATGCAGGAACTTGTCGTTCATCTGCCGGAACAGGTAAAGCGTGAACAGCGCTCCGGTATGGTTTGGAGTCCAGAACAAGCGCGTATTCCTCCAGTTGTTTCGGAAGTAGTCCGACATCTCAGGGAAGCTGGTCTTAGCGCAGAGGTCGCAAAACTTTTCCACCGCTGCCAATCCGCGCTCCTTCCAATCTTCCGGCACTTCACCGAACGCCGCAAAATCGTTGTAGAGAATGAAGTGATCGTGAAAGTTTGGGATGCTGATGTCGGTTTTTGCCCTCATCCCGAACTGATATACATTCTTGGATGCGTCACGCGATGTATTGAACATCCCGTAGTTCCCGTAATGTTCGTGAATGAATATCTCGGTGTCACCAATCACGGAAAGGATTCCGCTGTTAATTTCCAGAGCGTCAATCGCCTTTTCCAAGTCCACCAGCTCGTCTGACGCGTTCCAGTGCCAGTCAAACGGGTTGATATAACGGATCGTCATTCCGTTTCCACTCATCTCGTTCCACGTTGCAAGATAGTTTAGGAACGCCATTGTCCGACAAGAGCCGACAATCAGCACGCGGCGCGGCCCGCTGCCGGTCTGGTAGAATCCATCCCGCAGTTGCGCCCGCTTGGTGTCGAAGGTGTAGATCATGGCAAGTTTTTCTTTAGCTCGCGCATTAACTTCTCGTCCAGCCTGCGACTGTGATCCTGCTTCACTCGGAAGAAGAAGTGACCGTCCGCTTTTTTCAAATCTGCAAAGTCAGTAAAGGTGAATGGTTCTCCAAGCCCGTAGGTCATGCACAGCCATTTACCTTCAAACTGGTCGTCAATTGTAGCAAACATGCACCCTTGATCCATTGAAACCCCAGCGCCTTTCGCGCAGTCCGTCAATGCCTCATCGTCCATTAGCCCATTCTTCCATCCACCAGCGGCAATCATTCGCTCCACGACATCCCGCGAGATGATATACTGCCCTCCGCCCCACAGGAAACCGTCCTTTCCACCCGTCCACGCGCCGCGCAATACGCCCGTTTCCGGCAGCGTGTCGCAATGCTTGGCAAGATTTCCCTTGTGGACGTAGCAGCTTGAATTTGGACGGGCGAGATAGTTCCAATCCGGCAGTTCCAGCGCCCACTTCAACGCCTCGAATGTTCGCGGGCTGATATTCTCCAGCGAATCCTCCATTGCCGAGTAGCGCACGTTGTCGCGAAAAAGCGCGTTGCTTCCGTGTGCGCAGTAGTAAAGCGTCTGGACTTGCGGGTGCGGGTCGGCGTCCCACGTCGCCAGCGAAACGTCCATAAGGTCGCCCCACGGCTCGCGGCGAGAGCTTAGGACGAGCACAAGGACGTTGCTCATGCCAGCGCCGCCTCCAGATTCTTTCGGATGTCGTCATTCAACCCGCCCCACGAATACGACTGATGCACGAACGGAACACCCAATTTCTCGTCCGTGTTCTGCCATTGAACCTTGCTCCGGTGAAAATACCACAGCCAAGCGCCGATGACGTTCCACTCGCTAAACTCATGCCCAGGCTGCGCGATGATGTAGCTTTCCAAGCTCATGCCGTGTCTCTGCCAAAAGAACTCGCGCAACCCTTGCAACATCCACCGTTGAACGCTCAGCGGATGCCGCCGCATGAACTCGTATTCTGGCAGAATCCCAATGGCTTTCTCCACCACCTTGCGCCATGTCATCGTGTTCGGATCGTTCAGGCTGGCGTATGGCGTGTAAAGCCAAGGAGCGAACGCATCGCCAGCCGAGATTGTCCGAGTGAAGATGGTGTCGCTATCCATGCAAAGGAAAACGTCAGCGTCGGAAAAGCAGTCCGCGTGCAGCTTGGTCAACTGTTGGTGCATATATCCATCGCATCCCTCATGCACGAAGAACACCTTTTCAACGGGTCCGGTCGGTGGCGTTTGTCCGCTCGGAACCACCACGATTACGTTTCTGAATCCGGTGGCGAATCGTTGGATGGAGCGGAGACAGAATTTCAACCACTCGAAATCCTTTTCGTAAGAGCGTATGAAGATATCGCAGGTCACCTCTTCCTCCCGGCACGCGCCTTCGCCATCCTGTCCTTCGCGGCTTGCATCTGTTCCGGCGTGCGTTGCTTTTTACCGTCTGTAACCGGAGTTGTTACAGTTTGGGTTTTCAGCTTTTCCTCCAGTTCCGCAATGCGCCGCAGCAGCGCATCCGCGTCCACAGTTGCGGGGGCCGGGGTTGCACCGGCAATCTCCCCGCCGATGAGAACGGGACGTGTTACACTTACACCACCCCGCGATTCGCGGAGACGATCAATCAAACTTCCGTCCTTGTTCCGATGGAAAAGCACGGCACCAGGTTCAATGATGGACAACGATTCGGCGTCAGGAAATACCGGAGGTCCGCTATTCGGGTCTTCCCACACCCGATAAAACTTGTCGTGAATCAGCCCGGTATGATGCGCGAACGGCGTGAACTCCTCCGCCAAGAATACGTCCCACGGGATGTTTGAAAGCTCCCACAGCCGAATGGTGTAGTCGCGCACTTTGCCAGGATAGACTCCAACGCCGCTATTGTGCGAGCGCGTCGGCGTAACCACCCGGTCAAGCATGAACGGCTTCTTGGCCGCAAGATATTCGTCCTCGATCCTGTCCAGCCAATCCGGCACCAGCGGAACGGCATCCGGTTCCATCCAGAACCACGGCACATTGAACTGGTCGGCAACGGTCTTCACGCACTCATGCCACATGATATTAGCGATAGCCGGATATGTCGTCTCCGGGTCGCTAATCTTAAATCCTCCGACGTGGTTGAAGTGCGGTTTGAGGATTTCGTGAATCGGATCAGGCGTGGTGTCTTCGTGAAATGCTAACAGCAAATCATGTTTTGACGTTCCTCCCAATTCAGCAAGCCAGTTGGCAAGACGAACGGTAGTTGCTTTATCCTTCTGGCAGAACGCGATGACAAGGATCACAGCTTTCCTCCAGACATACCAGCGCGCCGCAGCGAACTGGCTACGCTTCGCTTCGCCAGTCGCTGAGCTTGTTTTTTAGGCGACTGAGCGCCCTGCATCTCGTTCGGATTATTCATAATATGACAACACACAAAACAGACAGCGAATGGATTGAGGACGATTCATCACAGGCTAGAGCCAAAGCATTTGATGACGGCGCAAGAACATTCATCACAATCACGATGGACGGTCAGCATTGGGCGCAGATTGAGTGCGCTCCGATTGGAGGGCTGGTCCTGTATATGCTCCGCGAGCAATCAGCCACTCGTTGGGTTGGCCCTGATACGGACAAGAAGGAGATGACTGACGAGCAGCGGAAATTGCTGCGAGAATCAGCGATTTCTCTGTTTCGGTCGGCTCCTCGGACTTGCGAAGAATGGATGGGCTAGGTAGCGCGCACCAAGGGCAAAAGTTCCAATTCATCGCCAGTTCAGGTTCCATGTCAGAACCGCATTTTGCTTCAACAATGAACTTCTGATTTATCTCCCTCACGCCGATACAACATTCCCTTTTTCCGCAATCGAGCCATGTCGGAATCTCCCCAACGTCGCCTAACCATGCGCTCCAGCGAACTGCTTCGGCTCGCGGACTCGCCTCCGCAGTCGCTGAGCTTGGGGTCGGTATGTCTTGCATTGTGTTCATTGCCCGAACGCCTCCGCAATCATGGAACTAAACGGCTTTGGATTTCCGGTGGTTGCCGCTGCCCCGCGTTGCGTGAGTGACGGCGAGCGCCCGTGAATCGCTTTCAGTTCCTTTTCCATCTCAGCAACTTTGGATTCCAGCGCAGCCTCGCGCTCGCGAGTCTCCAGAAACAGTTCGCGATAAACCGGCATCGCCTTGGCCTCAATCACCGCCTCCACATCGGCGTAGGGATTGTCCTGAATGTAGGCGCGGGCGCTTTCCACCACGGCTTTCGATTTGGTGTTCCAATCTTCATGGCCGTCCACTTGGTTGAGGATTTCCAGCCGGGATTTGAGACGCTTAGTCGTGTCCTCGAATTGCAGAAACTTCGTTTTCACGAACTCGCCATGCTCAGCCATCCTGTCCAGTCGCTCGCGTTCCGTGCGCTGCTCCAGTGATTGCTTGGCATTGGACCGCTCCGACTCGGCGCGCTCATGCAGCTCGTCCATCTTTTCGATGATGCGACCAAGCCGACCGCTTTGCACCGGGTCAAGGTCAAGCCCAAGGTCGCGCAGCGCATTAGCCCGCGCCTTGCCGGTCAGCGATAGCGCATCTGTCAGCTCCTCTGGGTTTGCGTCGATTTCCTCGGCAAACGCTTTGGCGCGTTGCATCTCGCGGTTGCGCGGCTCCACGATTTCACGCTGGAAACTCTCGCTCGATTCCAGGTCAACCCTCGCCACCTTTGACTCGTATTCGGACAGCTTCTTGTCGCGCTCGGCAAGCTGTTTTTCCAGCGTCTCGGGATCGCGGCCTTTGGACTTCCATTCATCGATTTGCTTCTCCAGTTCCGCACGTTTGGTAGATTCTTCGCGCGCCGTTTTCTTCAACGCTTCCCATCCTGCCTTACCTTTGGCGTCCAGTTTCGGCGGCTCGGTGATTTCATCCGCAGCGACCTTTGTTTGCGGAGGTTCGTCCGCTGATTTTGCGTCGGCTTCCGGCTTCTTGAATAGGGCGTCAGGAACCGACTTGGCGCTTTCCTTGACGACCTCGGCAGACTTTGGAGCTGCTTCCGATTTGGTTTCAACTGGAGACGCCTCATCCCCCTTGAACGCGTTTTCCAGCGCCGCATGAAACGGGCTTGGTTTTACTTCTGTCGGTGGTGATTCCGCAATGGTAGTGCTCATATTTTTTCGGTTTCTGCAAATTTGTCGTCTGGTTCAAAATGTTTTTCCTGCTCCGTTGAAAGGGAAACGAGAAACGCTCGCAACCGCTCATGTCCGCGAATCTCAGCGGCCAACACAGGTCCACCGTGCAAAACGTCCGCATCACTTCGTGCCGCAATGATGCGCGAAGGGCTTTCGTCATCTATCGCTGATAGCAGCGCCGCAAAGATTGGCTTGCCTGCCAGTTTGCGCCAGTCCGCCCCCCACTCCTTAATAAAATCCGCCTTAGTCATTTCTCATCGGTTTCTTCTGTTGCTGCCCTTGCTTTCTCCATGTCCATCGCGGTGTAGGCGCGGCTTTCTGCTGTGGATCGGTTGATGTCCGCCGCTGCCTTTGCGTCGGCTATCGCTTTATCAAACTGCGCTTGTTGCAATTTCATCTGCTGGTCAAATTGCTGTTTCTGTTCACGCAACGCCATTGTCGATTGTTCCTTTTGCGATTTGATTGCCAGATTACCTTGGACCTTTGCCATTTCTGGCGTCGGTTGGTCGGGCTGCGGCGGCGCGTCGGCCTGTTGCTCCTCAATCATGGCTTCAAGTTGATCCTTGAACGCAGCCAGCTCATCCAGCGCCATCTTAAACTGTTTGTATTCGCGTTTGCGCGTCGGGTTTCCGGCGAGTTTGGCAAGATGTTCTCCAGCGTGCTTGCCCTTTGACTCCAATCGCTTGTCGCACTCTTCCGGTTCCTGCTCTCCAGCTTGGCACATCGCCATGTCTTTCTGCATGGACGAAATGTGAACTTCCAGATGGAGAACGTGATTTTGCCCTGGCACCACCATCGCCTCTGCTTCCTCGCCTAGCATGGAGAATCCGTTGTCCTCTTGTGCAGCAAGCGCAGAATCGTTGGTTGCATCGCGCCCTGTCGTCAGGCTTGGCACGATGGAATCAACGCTATGGAAGCTCGTCATCACAGAAACGAACTGGCGTTTGATTTCGTTCTGACCAACTTCATCAAAGCGGTCAATGTTTGCCATAAGCTGATTGACGATTTCGATACGCATGGCCGCGCTGCCAAGTCCCAGCGAACGATTGGCGCGGATGTTTGTAACTGCCTGCAATGCCTCGCGCTCAACTCCAAGTTTGTCGCAAAGTTTGTAGCAGCGTTCCTGAAACTTTAACGCCTCTTTTGCCCCTGGATGCCACGACTTCAAATTGGGGTTTGTTGCCCTGCGCCACATTTCCGAATACTGGCGATCCTTGCACCGCATGTAACGGTTAGATAGACCCTTAGAAACTTTTGCGCGCTCGGCTGCGCGAATCATTGCGCCCTTAGCGGTTTCTTCCACCGTAGGAGCGCCTAAATCTTGCTGATTAGATGCCGCCGTGTTCTGAATCAGCGTTTGCGTAAAAGCAGCAGAAACTTGCAGTGCAGGATTGATCCCCTGACTCATGTTCAACTGGAGCGGATTGATTCCGTTCGGGATGAAGTTGCCGCCGCCCCATTTGACCATCTTGAAGTCTTCCAGCTTGGCGTTTGTGGTAGGTTGCCACATTGGCTTAATGCCCGTTACCACAAGGTCCGCAATGCTGTTGTCGATCTGGTTCAGTAACGCGCAGAACGGGTAGATGTCCGTCCCTAGCCCCTTGATTGAATGATACGTTCCATCGGCTCCAATGTCGTAGGGAAACAAGCAAATGCACTGGTCCCATCCTTCGTATCGGCTTTGGCTGTCGAAGATAAACGCGAAATCCGCCTGTCCCTCTTTTGCCGGAACGATCTTCTGGGAAATCGTGCCGTCCATTTCTTCAACAAACAGTGTGGAAAGCTGGATGCGTTTGGTCTGCGTCTGTGTGATGTAAATGTCGCCGTTCTTGAACGCCTGATTCCACCGCTGCCACTCGCGATTCCATCCGTAGGCTTCGCTGCCGGTGGTGGCGCTGTCCATGATGACCGACTTCACGGCCTCGACATTCCATCCCGCTGCTTTCGCTGCCTTTTCATCCTCGATCTTGCGCCAGAGTTGCCCGGCGCTCATCGGCGTAAAGACCATCGCCATCTCGCAGTTGTCCAAGGAAAGCTCGGTGCCGTCTGGAAAGTAGATGTTCCCTGCAAGAATCGCCTTTGGACGCCAATCCAACGAATCTTCCCACGCCAAAATACCGGGACCGTGCAGGAGCATTTGCAGATCGCAAAGCTGGCTCATGTCGTCAAACCCGCGCCAGTTGAAAACCATGCTGTGAAAATACTCAGCGAACCCGCGCATCAATTCCGCGTCCTGCGCCGCATCGCCGTAGTCCAAATCGCCGTCGATACAAAGCGGAACCTCGCAAACCATGTCGAAGAACGGCGTCCAAGCGTTCATAATGTTCCCGCGATGCCGCTTGAAATTTAGATTGGAGTCGTTGCCGCGCCCGGCCCTGACAAGATCGCCCTGCGCCTTTGGCGCGTTTCCATCAAATGCTCCCTGAACCTTGGCGCGACGTGCGGCCCTTAGCCGGTCGTCATTGACGAACCGCTGACAGATTTTCAGCGCGTGCTTCGGGTCTGATATACGCGATTTAACCGGCTCCCCAGACTCTGTAAGGTCGGCAAGTTTTCCGTCTGGAGGCTCTTTGGTTGGCATCGGTGGAGAGTTTTTACGTTGTTTGCGTAAATAGTCAAACGGTTTCCGCGTCCAAAGCCTCAATTTCCTGCCGTTTCCAGCACTTTGTCGGGAAAAGCGGCATCATTTCCGGCGTCACGCCGCGTTTTAGGTGCTCAATCGGCACCCAAACCTGGGCTTTATTGCTACATTTACACACCGAACAAGCGTGCAGGTCCAAATCTCGCGTAGTTCCTTCGCCTCCGACAATCGCCTCTACGGTATCGGCCAGTTCTGGGCAATCTCCGCCACACGGCTTGGAGTATCGGGCGTTGCGACTGCACAGGAAACAGATTTCAGCGCGCCGTTCTGCTTCCGCACGATCCACCGTCTTTCGCCCGCCCACAATGAAGGATGCAAGCACCTTCGTCCCTGCCCAAATGTCCGTCCATTGCAAGTCCACCCCGCTGACAGAGATTCCATCGCCGGAACAGAATCGGCGTGCGGTCTGCGGTCCAAGCTGTTCGCAGATGTATTGCTCGATGTCCGCCTCTGGAATTGACGGCAATCCGTTGGCGGTGCAATAGTCGCGAACCTGCCAAAGCAGCAAATTATAGGTGCCGCTGTTGAAATTGTGGCCGGTAGTTGGGTGCTTGAACGGGTAGCCGCCAGGCGGAACCATCGTTCTGTTGGTTAGGTTCATCTCATTCATATTGCAAAAGCTGCGGTTGAATCTTCGTAGTCGCCTTCCGTTTCCTCCAGATTCACTTTGTCGGCATGGGTATTCCAAGCGGAAGCATCTACAATGACGCTTCCTCCCGTTGTTCCTGCCGGTTGCACGCCCTTCCGCCGCAAATACTCCGCTGCTATCACCGCAGCATCGGCTCGGTCAGGCGATTTATTCTTAGACAGCTTCATCTCGCCCTTTGGCACGACTTGAATCTTCGCGCCTTTGGTCTTTTTGTTGCGGCTTGTCAGTTCGGTAATTGTGCCCGCATCGGTCAGCCCTCGAATCTGTCCACCTTCGATAAACCGCCGGAACGCATACCATAGCATCGTTACGCGGTTGGCGTAAAGTTCATACCACGTTGTCGGACGATCCGGCGCAATCTGCACTTTTTCAGCGGCCCCGCCAAACTCGCACGACTGAATCAGCGGACTCCAGCGGCCTGACATGATGCTGAAAAGACCGCCGCCCTCTCCGGTGACATCCATGATGAAGTTCTCCGGCAAGATTGGTGCGGGGTTTCCGTCCACTCGATACTCCTTGCACATCCGCTCCACGGCATCGCCAATCTGGTAATGAATCCAGCGTTTGTCTTGCGTCATGTCCACCTCGACAATCTGCGGGGCAAGAAACTCTAGTCCAGTCACGCCATTGGCGTATTCACCCCAGCGGAACGGGTAGAATACGCGCCTGTCTCCACCCTCGAATGACGGGTCCAACGTCGCCGCCATCGTCCAGCGCGCTTTCCACACGGCTTTGTCGCGCGTATTGAACTGATTCAGCAACGCCTCGTCCATGACGGTATTGGACAGCCCGGTGGGTGCCCAAAATCCACGGATACCGCTCCATGCTTCCGGCGAGTTCAGACCGCCAACCTCGCGCGCCTCTTCTTCGAGTGCCTGTTTGTTCGGGTAGAAGTGAAACCGTTCCGGGTCGCGCATGGCAGGCGAATCGAAGGCGTCGAAGTGAACCGCGCAGCCGTATTTCGTCAGCCAGAACTTGTCTTCCACCGTGATGCTGTTCCAGCCCGCTAACGGTTCGCTACGTTCGCCGTGCGGGTCGCTCATGCTGATGGCATTGCCGAGTCCGATAAGCTGATACTCCATTGTGCCCTTGTTCAGATTTCGGCACGCCTTCACGATGGCGTCTGGCACGCTCGTCATCTCGTCAATGATGACAAGGATGCGTTTGGCGTGAATACCTTTGATTCGGTCGATTGATTCTTGAGGCGAACCGCCGCTTTTCACCGCTACACCGAAGATGCAATGCTTCCGGTCGTTGTCGTTCCAGCGGATTTCCAAGTCGGACGGGATAGAGCGCAGCGGCAATTCCTGTGTGCTGTTGGAAATCCACGTCTGGATGTCGCTCCAGATGCGTCGTGCAAGCATGTCCACGCTGGTAGAAGTCAGGATACAGGCGGTGCTTTCCTGCGCGCACAGCCAGAAGCACAGCGCCCACATGGCGGCGCGGGCGCTCTTGCCGGTTGATGAAGCGCCAGTGAAGATGGCGTTGCGCTGCCACGCAATGTCCGACTCGAATACCGTGCCGCTCACGCGCTGTACGGTATCCTTCGCCCCGCACAGTGCGCCAAAATACAGGTCGCTCCATTCGTCCCAAATGAATATCGGGTCCGGCCATAACTCCGCGACGAGCTTTTTGAACCAGCGCAGCTTTTCCTCCCCTTTCTCCATGCCAAATTGGTATAAAAATAAGTGCCAGTTTTTCCACTCCTCCGGGAAAATGCAGCCGTGCGCGTAGCGTTTGCCTTTCGGGACTTTTGGCGGCGCGGCGGTCATCGGTAGCCCTTGGCCTTTTCTTCATCGCCATACACAGACACGCCAGCGCCGAACATGCCGAGCGCTTCGACAATCGCGCCCTCTGCCATTCCTCGATCACGCATGACATCGGCAATATCACGCAAGGACATTGGCGTGTACATGGACGCGACAACCTCTGAGTAGGTTTGTGGCCTGCCCGGTTTTGGTTTTTCGAGGTAAATTTCGTAAGCGTTCCAAAGTGCGCCCCAATCTGGACGCAGTTTGTTTCGGCCAAAACTTGCGATGACAGCGCCAAGATCATTTTCGCGCTCGTCGCCTTTGATTGAAGTCGTTTTTCCGGTAATTGCTCTTGCCGCAAGGACGCCAACTTGCTGATGACCACCCCACGGATCAATGCGGGTATTACCGCGCACAATCTTTCCAAAGTCGCTGGATGTAGGATTGGTGGTATCAGCGTCGTCATCGCTGAACATCTGCGCCGTTTTCCACAGCAAATATCCGCTGATAATCACGCGGGCATATTCCTTTGCCACAGCGGCGCGAGCGCGTCCCGTTCCCTTGAACGGCTGCTTGATGCTCCATATTGGCTCCATTGTCAGCCCCTTAACGCGACTTGCAAACAGCGACGGTGCCCAAAACACAAACCCCGCGCCCCTGGCTAGGGCGGGATTGATGTTTCCTCGCCCAGTAGCAATATTCACCAAATTTCCAAGCACCTTCAATTCAGCAGGAGTCGGAGCGCGGTCCTTGTAGTTTTCTGCAAGCAACGAATCAGCAAGGTCTAGGCGCATCTCATTCAGAAGCGTATTGAAAGCGCGATTGGATGCGTGAACCACCTTCGCGGCTACTTTTCCCGGTGCTGTGATGATGGTTTTACCAGTGCTGCCGGTTCGCATCGGCAGTTGCGCCCATTCATCCAGCACCGAAGACATCATTTCCTCATGCTTTGAGCGAACCTTTGTGTCGAGATTCGTGATGTCTATTCCCATCTCTTCATACGCCCCGCTCTTGGCGTTTGGGCGGTTCTCGCGAGCCTTTTCCATGCGCCGCGCTTTTTGCTCTGAAATACCAGACACGATCATCTTTGCTCCCGGCCTCAGAATCATCATTGCGGATTTAAGCGGGTTGGTCAAAACAACCTGAGTTTTACCAGACGCGCCGCGACGGACATCCACCGGGAAAACTGTCTTTCCAAATGCCATCATGGTTGTTCCCATGCCTTGCCGGAATCCGCTAAAATCGGTGGACGAATTGATATTGATTCCGGCGCGAAACGTCTGTCCTATTCCATCCACGATCTTCTTACTGGTAGACCGCTGCTTCTGGTAGTAATCAAACTGCTCCTTAATGAACTTCTGTTTTATCGCATCCACACGGATTTGTGCGTCCTGCGTCGGAATATCCATCTTAGGAGAAACCCTTTTTGGCGGTCGCGCATAGTTTCCGGTGCGAATCTTCTCCTTGAAATCAGCCTCGCGTTTGGTCAGCGCCTTCAATCGCGTGGCGTTCCAACGCTGTTCCGGCGTAAGCACGGGCTTTCCGGCGTCCTTTGCTGCCTGATACGCGGCACGGCGCAAATCGCGGATTGCCTTCAACTGCGTCACGCGCTGAGAATCCGGCCCCTGCACCTTGCCTTTGGCTGCAAAGTCAGCATGGGCTACTCGTTTTTCGTAGTTGGCAATCGCACGTTCCAGCGCCTTGATTTGCGCCTGCTCTTTCAGATAGCCCGGATCGCCCGGATTCTTGGCTTCCCGGCGCATCTCAGCGGCGAGCGCCTTGAGCGCATCTGTTTCAAGACGCACATCCTCTTCCAGTTGCGTCAGCGCCTCCTTGACCTTGGCGGGGTCTTTCACCTTGCCGGTGGAAATATCGTCCAACGTCTGTCCGGCTCGTTCCCTAGCCACCAATGCGCTGTCGAGCGCCTTTTGGGCGTCGGACAGCGGAATGGGTTTGCGAAGTTCCGCTATCGTGTCGGAAAGTTGTTTTATTTCCGCCTTTGCGGCAGCAATCTCCGCCGTGTCCACGGTGGGTTTCCCTTCGGCTTTGGGTTTCCCCAGTTCCATTCTTGCCAGCCTGTCGCGAAGTATGTCTGCGCGGTCTTGCAGCCTTTCCAGTTCTGCAAGATGCTCAGGAGGCGGCGGATTCTTGGCGGCATCCACTTCCTTAACGTAGGCTTCCAACGCCTCTTTCTCGGCGCGCAGTTGCTCTGTTTTTACACTGTCAGGCGACGTTGGTTTTCCTTTTTTCGGCTCAATGCCTTCGGCCAGGAGGCGGTTCAACTCCTCTATGCGATACTTAATGCGCGTCTGTTTTGCCTCATCCTTGGATGCCAAAGCTCCCGGCCTTTCTGGCAACGTAGGGTCTTTCAGGAGTTCGTTTAATTCCTTCTGCAAATCCCTGAGTTCAATATCCGGCTTGTCTCGGCGATAGCCCTTTGGACTTGGAAGTTTCCGGTCGATTGACGCTTGAGAAATGTGCTCCTCCAATAGCGTCGCGGCCTTGAGCTTGCGTGTAAAAACGTCCTTTTCCGCAATGCTTGGAGTCGTGACCTTTCCATACTCCACATACGCCCGGCGAACGTCGCGCTCCGTAGCCTCTGGCATAAACTCTTTCACGATTTCATGCGCCCGCTTGTAGATGTCTGGACGGGTTCGGTTTCCGGCCTCGATCATTCCGTTGATGATTTGCGCCACGATATTGTGCGACAACTTTCCAGTTGCCTCTACGGCAGCACGACCTTCACCAATCAGCGTATCGGTCGATTTTTTAGGTTTGGTCTTGGCGACTTTCTCGCCCTCGACCTTGATTGCCTCAATGTTTTTGATGGCTTCCTTGATCTTCGTTGGCTTTCCAGACGTGGCCTTTTCATACAGCTTCACGGCCATTTTGTAAGCCTTGTCGAAGTATGGTTGGCTCTTTGGATACATCGCTGCAATCGCCTCAAGATTCTTGGCGCGGTTTAGTCCAAACCGCATAAGGCGCTCCACAATTATGTCTGACAACGCCTTGATTCGGTTCATCTCCAGCTCGCGATTCTGCTGGCCCATCTTCTTGCCCTCGCCCTTCGGACCGCCAACACCGGGATTGATTGCGCCTGATTCGCTCCCAAAGAAGCCATCTTGTTTCAGCCATTCCCTAGCAATGTCCGCTTTTTTCTTGGCGTCATCGACCATCCGTTCCGCCCACTCCATAACTGCCTTGGAATACGGCATGTTTGGATTGCGCTCCGTTTCCAGCGACTTTTCGTAAGCGTCCACCTTGGCATCCAGTTCCGCGTCTTCATCCAGTTTCTTGCGCGCTTCCACTTCCGCGTCCACCTCGGCTTGCGCTTTTTTGTATTCCTCTGCTGTTTTTTTAAGCTCCTTGGCCCGCTCCTTTGGAACAACGTCGCCTGTTGCCCGACGCTCGCGCATCATTAGCCCGGCGTAGGTGTAGTCGTCATTCATCTGCATCCGCCGCGACCGCAAGGCGCGACCGCTGGCCGTTCCAGCCATCCGATTCGCTTCTTCCGCGCGAAGTAGTTGCGCCTCGAAAACCTCCGCGTTGGTCTGGTGAACCGCCTGCTCCTGTGGCGTCAGAGAAGGGTCAATGGCACGCTCGCTTTCTGCCGCCATCTTGTTTTCAAGTTCAGCACGGCGATAGGTGAGCATCTGTTGCTCCTCATCGGTGATTGACTTTTTTTCTTTCTTAAGAATGTCATCAACCAGCTTTTCGGGCAGTGCCGGATTCTTTTCAATCGCGTCCATCGCGTTCTCGAATGTCACCGGGTCTTCCTTGCGCGCTTCGCTGACTGTCGGCACCTGTCCGCGCCGGATTTGCGCCGCTTCCACGTCGGCGTTGTAGCCACCAAGAATCTTCCGAGACGCATCCTGAAACGCTTTTTCGACTGGCCCCATCGCTCCCGGTCCGCCACGGTAGTTAGGCGGAAAGTTGGTGCCGTATTTCTCTTTGCCGGATGCCACGGCGCTTTCGATGGCGTCAAGCATCTGGTAGTAGTCGTCAAACTGGAATCCGCGTTCCGAAAACATCTCGCGCAGCGTGTCCAAGGATTGCGCGCCCTTTCGGAAAAACCGACGACCGGCAAGCCGATGCGCTTCCGTGATGCGGCCAAGCTCTCCGATTGCCTCCTTGCCGAACTTTGGAAGTCCACCAAAGTCCTTGAGGCTTTGCAGCAGCCCGTATTGCGTTTCGCGCTCCACGTCCAACGCCGCCGTTTCTGCCGCGCGAGCTTCGTCTTCCAGCGCGTTTGCAATCTTGCGCTTGGCAGCGTTCAGTCGGTCCACAACGGCCTTGTTATTTGGATCACCTTCTAGCGCTTTTACTTGATCGTCTAAATGCCGCCAAGCGTCCGTCACGTCCTCAAAAGCTTCAATGGCTATATCCGCAGTTTCTTTGGCGGTCTTTGCTTCGATGATTTTTGGCGTAACAGTATCGACCGGCTTGGGCGCAGCGGGCGCGGCGGGGGTGGGTTTGCGCTTCTTTGGCAAAGGTTGAGCACCAATCCTGTCCCAATCGTCAATTAGTTGCCGCAGTTTTGGAAGCGCATCTGACAATCTTTTTTGTTTTCGCTCATTGAGAACAATCTCATCAAGAACGTCCATATACTCCGCTTTTACATTCTCGGTTAGTTCATCAAGCGGCATCTTGCCAAAGTCATCCAAATAATCCTGCTTCTCACGCAAAAGTTCTGTGTTTTTTTCCCTGAGATTCTCAAAAGAGTCTGTTTGATCGCGAAGTTGTGTTTCTGCAAGAGCTGCGGTGTGAACGTCCATCTCCATTTGTGGAGTGGATTCTCCGCGCGCAATACGCTCCTTTGGTCCGCCATTTTCCAAAAATTTTGCGGAGTCAATTCTTGGCATGATGCCAGCCTTGGCTAGCTTCCTGTATTCCTCTGCAATCTGCCTTGTGATAGAAACAGACGGTCCATGAAACGGGGAATCAGGCCACAACTCCGCTTTTTGCGCGTCGGTGAACACAGGCACAGCCGCCGCCGGGGTAGCGACCGGCGACGGCTCCGTGCGTGTCGGCTCGGGTAAAGGTGCGCCAGCCGCCGAAGGCTTTTGTTCCGGGATGATTGTGGACTCCGGGGCTGGCGAAAGTGGTTTGCGCTGCAATCCTACCGTAATATCATACACGTCCGTCTCACGTCCGTATGGCGTCGGTGTTCCAGGTTCCTCGATGCGCGGTTCAAACGGCCTGCCAGCCGCCGCAGCAGCCTCCGCCGTCTTGATAACACCGGCAGCAGTTGCCACCGGGTCAGGCGCTCCCGCTGTTCCGCTCGGTAGCACCGCCTGTGCGACGGATGTATTACTGTTGTTTTTTTCTAAAGCAGCATTTTCCAATGGGTGTAATGTGTCCTTCCAAACCACCCCACGGTCTTTTCCGTTTGGACTTATTACTCTGCGAAATTGTTTTCCTGATTCGTTTGTTTTCCACTCCCCGTCAAATTTCCATCCAGTAATATCAGCTTGTCCAATCGTGTCGTATTGAGAGCTTGTAACATTTACTTTTTCAAGCGGATTGTTTTTATTTATTCTGCGCTTTCCAAGACCAAGCGCGCGCCCCTCTTCTGTATAGATTAAATCTCCATGCGCCTCTAGCTCGTTTCGGATTGACTTGCGTTCTGGAGAGCCAATGGTTGATTCATCGGATTGGATAGCATCGCGCTTTGCTATCAAAGCGTCTTGTTTCTCCCACCAGTCTTGCGACGCCTTGCTTTCGTATTGGTATTCAGGTGAAGCAGGAGACGCGGAACCGACTCGGCTAGGAGGCTGCGCGACTTCAGCGGCGTCCGCTGCGGCGGTGGTTTCCGGTGCGAGTGCGGCTTGGCGCTCCTTGAAGCGTCGAATCAGTTCCGCTTGAGCCAGGTTGCGCGAGTAGGTGTCCGCCTCCCGGTTGCGCGCCACCGTTTCCAGCACGGCATCCGGCGCGCGTTTCGCCAGTTCCACCACGTTTTCCACGGTCTGCCGTTCGACGGGGTTCAGCGGTTGTTTTGCCGCGTGCTTTGCTGCCAGCGCCGCAAATCCGAGTGACGATACCGCGCCAAGCCAACCCTCAACCTTGCCTTGCAGCGTCGGCGATTCCGTCGCGGCCTTATATTGCTCCGGCACCGCCGAAGCCATGTCCACCGCGAATCCTCCCGAAACGACACGCGCCGTAGTGGCAAGCCTCGCGGCGGTCTGCGCGGCAACGGTTCCTTCCGCGCCCAAACCAGCCGGTGCGAATCCTGCGGCGCGAGCGGTTGCACCACTAGCCGCACCAAGCCCTACCGTCGCAATACCCAACGGACTCAATCCGAAATTGACCAGACCAGCCATGAAGTTGAACGTAGCTTTTCCGGTCGCATCCAAGGCGCTATCATCCGCTTCCGGCTCCATCATCTTCGTCTCAAGCAACGGCGTCATCACTCCGGTTCTGTCAAGACGACTGGCAAACGGCTTGTATTCGTATTTCACGGTGCCGTCCGGCTGCGTTATTGGTATGCTTTCGTCGTATTTTTGTTGTTCGGTTACGAAAACGGCGCGCTTCACGTTCTCCCACGCATCGGCAATCGGGGTCGCTTCACGCGCCTCGATTCGCGGGGTCTGCATCTTATCCAGTTCTGCGCTGGTATAGCGCACGTCACCCATCCTCATGCGAAGCCAAGGTTCTGCCGCCGCGTTGTAATCGCGCTCGGCAATAGCGGCTGGCGTTGGCGGATTCAGTTCGTCAGCCCCGGCATTGTGAGCGGCAATAGCTTCCGGCGTCCATTGCCCATCGACGGGTTGAAGAATCGGGACCGCGTTCGTCGGCGCGGCTTTGGCGCTGGAGATGGTGTAGTCTCCGGTATTGACCGAAGGAGTAGCCGCTGAAACAACGGGGGGGCTGCCAGCAAGAAACGCGTCCGGGTCGAATGTAGCGGAATCCTGAGCAAGAAACTTGTCTGGATCAAACGTAGCTTCCGTAACGGCAGTCCCGCCGCCCTCCGCAAGAAAAGCGTCAGGATCAAATGCCATGTTATTGCAGTCCTAGTTTTGCCTTTATGGCAGTTGCGCGCGGATCGTTCGGGTTGGCTTTTAGCCACTCAATTGCCGCAGCATTGGCAGCGGGTGCAGGAGCGACGCCTCCAGCCGCTTCTTCTGGCGTGATTTCAATGGTCTTTGCTCCGGCGGCTGGAGCTGCCGTCGCCCCTCCCCTGTTTTCGTCCCATGCCGCCTCCTCCTTATCGAAGCGTTTCTGCCAGCGTTCAACAATCCTATCCTGCTTGTCGATGACGCTCTGCGCTTCACTGATTGCCGCTATCTGTGCCGCGTTCGGACTATTGGTAGTGACCTTGAGTTTGATGGCTTCCATCACCTTAGCGGCGGCGTTCCGGTCGTCCTGTGCCTTCGCAAGATTGTCCGCCGCCATTTTGTAAGCCTCCTGAGTGGCTTTTGCCGTCGTGTCCTTCGCCTCCTTTTGGGCGCGATACGTTCTGGAAACCTTTCCGTCCGGCCCAATGGTTGCGCTGGACGGTTCCAGTCCTTCAGGAACCTTCGTCGCCCTGGACTCGATCATGTCCACCTGTTCCATCTTAGCTTTCAACGTCGCCGCCAGCGTGGAATCGTTTGCGACCTCTGGATATTTGGCTGCAATCGTGCCGAGATACTGCCTTGCGTCAGCGGCATCCATCGAGCGCGGGTCAAACTCGCTAGCCTCCCACAGCGCCGTTGGCAGCTTGGGATGGACCTGCCACTTTTCCAGCAGCTTGCTGGAATGTTCCACTTGGGAGAATGTCCTTTTATCCTCTGTGGCAAGCGGGAACTTTCGCGCTGCCGCAACGGTCATGGCGGCAACCCTCACCGGATCGTCTCCCCACATTTTTTCAATCTGAGAAACCTCCTTGTCGAAGCCTTCGACGTTTTGGAATTTCTTCTCCTCAAACTCAATGGCCCGCGCATCCTTATCCACGTCTAGCTTGAGTCTGCGGGCGGATTGCAGCGCGGTTCGCTCATCGTTTTCCTGCCGACGCGCCTCCATTTCTTCACGAAGCGCCTGTGCTTGGTCGAAGCGCGATTGCACCCCGGCTTGAGTGCTACGGCGGTAGTCCATTGTGTCCTGAAACCTTGATTCAGCGGCAGCCTGTGTTCCGCGCCGATAGTCCATAGTATCTCGAAAGCGAGAATCTGTGGCGGTAGCTTTTTGCGCTGATTCCTCAGCCCTTCGCATTGTTTCAGCCTGCCGAAAGGCTTCATTGCTGCTGGTCGCAGCCTGCCGCATCTCCAAGGATTGCCGCTGATAATCCGTCATGTCACCACCAGCGGAACCAGTGTCCCCACCGTAGTAAATGGAGCGTCCAGACCTTGCGCGAATTGGTTTTTCGTCAAGTGCAGCCATAATCAGAAAGCGAAATTAGACCGGCGAGAACCGCCTTGACCTCCGGCGCGAAATCTTTTTTCGTCCTTTCGAGCGTAGTAATCATACGATTGCCTAGCCGAGCTTTCGGCTGAATCCAGTTTTTGCTGTTCAGTTCGGTCAAGCGCCCCTTGCCCCATTGGACGCGTCAGCTCGCCGCTGAATCCACCCCATCTTTCCGCTGCTTTTGGCTGTGCTGACAATCTGGCAAGAGCTGGCTTTAGTTCGCCGCGCTGCCACGCATCGGGTGTCACGGATGGCGCTCGCGGGTCAGAGAACGCATCCGCCTCCGTAGACGGTCTTCCGAGCGGCATTGCTGGACGCGGTGCTGCTGCTGTGGACGGATAGTTTCCACGCATATCGTTTTCAGTGTATTGCGCGGCGGTCAGTTCTGTGGCGGACGGATCAAATGTGTCTGCTTCCGTGGAGGGGCGGTTTAGTCTAGAATACGCTGGATTGCCAGCTATCGCCATCGCGCCGCCAATCCCCGGCGCTTGCCACCGCGAAGTCGGCGCGGGAGTCGGTGCGGAAACCGGCACCATCGTATTCATTTGTCGGTTGTTCTCCAAATACTGCGGGATGCTGGCGTTCGGCGTGCCCCATTTGTCGCGCCCGCCCGTGGCGTCGTAGTTCGACGGCAGCATGGGCCGAACCTCGCGAGTCGGTCCAGTCCCCCATTTTTGCAGCCGTTCCCGGCGAAGTTGTTCTGGAGATTGGTAGGCCATAATTACACTAGATTCGGCACCATGCCCATGCTGATAGCAGGATCGGTTTGGAGAGTTCCAAAATCATTCCCCTGGTTCATCTGCCCCATCGAATCATCGAGTGCCTGAAACGCCTTCGCCCACAGCGCGTCCACGTTGTCGGCCTGCTCATCTTCGGCGTTGTAGGCGCGCACGCCCATTTCCAGCGCCGGATAACAATCTGGTGAAACAACCGTGCTATCAGCCGTCGCCCACACGTAGCGTTTCCGCGCAAATCCTCTGTATTCATACGCGTCGAGCGTCGCCGTTTCGCCGGTTAGCTGATACTTCCGCACCCCGCCAACGTCGCCAAGATCGTAGGCAATCACGCCGCAAACGTCAGTCGGATCAAAGTATCCCGGCCCGCCCGGTTGCCACCGATACTGCATCGGTTTGATGTCAATGTTCGTCCAACATCCGGTGTCCGGTGCGGTGAAGTCCTTGGACGCGGCCAGTCCGTCGAGGCGCAAATACGATGCGTCCAGAGTAATCACGCCGCCGGAAGATGTCACCGTCGCCTCTGTGTGCAGCCCCGGCCACGAACCTTTCAGCCAGAATTGCTCGAGCACCTGATTGAGCCTTTGGAGGGCCTGGACGTTGCTCATCATGCCGTTCTGCGTTAACAGAAGTGAGAATTTGCTTCCCGTAAGGCGGGCTATCGCGGCCCCTAATGTGAACGACATGACCGCTGTTCTACTCTGAGTGTGGCAAAAAGCAATTGCTATTTTTACGCAACTCCCGTAAATAGTCGGTAAATGGCACTCCTAGGCAAGCTCACGTTTATCCAGTCCTACGACGCCGACGATTCCGCGTTCCCGATTCTCGGCATTTTATGTGACCCTCGCGCTCCAGGATATGTCGTTCCAGACGACCTTGCTCCTCACCCCGACACACAGGCTTGGCCGAATCACGTATTTCACAGCGCTGCACCCGCAGGAAACGAGGGGCGCGTCATGTGGAGCTACTCAATTTTCCCTGGCCCGTGGTCCACTTCCACCCGGCAGGACTACGACGGCGAGACGCTGACCACCAAGACCCGGCGCAACATCGCCGCGAACGTCACCACTCAGGAAACGCTCGTTTCTACGCTCTGGACACGGACGTATCGGCAGCAGCAAAACGACGACCTGATTGCCACGGAGATTCAGGAATTTCGCACGGTGCCGGGCAATTACGTTCCGACCACCCGATATGACCTCGTTTTTGGTCCGATTTCAGGCACTCGCCGACTTGTCGCAAACAGCGGCCTCACCACGACGCTGACTGCAACTTTCAAACGGACATATCAAGCATACGAAAACAGCGACCTCGTAGTTTGGGAGCTGATTGAGACGAACAGCAACGGCACCGGCAGCGCAGGCAATCCGGCCTACCCGATTCGCGTCACGGACTTTTACGACAATGATCGGGGAGCGGTGGAGCGCACCAGCCAGGCGGTCTCCGACATCACCACGGCAGGGAACCTTGTTGTCACAGGCACGACCCCGACCGCAACGGCCACGCTCACGCGCTACGAGCCGATCAATCAGTTCCTTCGTGACAAGATCGTGGAGACTTGGACTCTCAATGGTCCATTGCTTCGCAATGGCGAGCGGTACGACAAAGACCTTGGCCTCGTCACGTCCACCCGGCAGCTTGCAGACGGAACGGGCAGCCCGGCGCAGTCCGAAAGCGCGACTGGTCTGACCAAATACGAAACCTCATCCTACGGAAATCCGGTGGTGTGGAAGATTGTGGAGAGTTGGGTGACGGCCAACTTCCCGACCAACACCGAGGACATCTACGATGGGGAAAAGGGTGCCGTGGAGCAAACGTCCATTCTTTCCACCGACACCAACACCGCCGGGAGCATCGGAATCAGCAGTAATATCGTCACGGAGACATCGTGGAAGCCGCGCAATGCTTTCCTGCGTTACAAGATCATTGATACTTGGGACATATCAGCCGCCCCGTCCCTGATTCGCTACGACGTGGACGACGAAACCTACGATCAGGTCAAAATCACCACGCAACTCATCGCCAAGCCATCTGCCGGAACCATTTCTGCACTCAATGTGGCGGGAACGCAGGTCAATTACCTCCCGCTCAACGATTATTACGGCAGGAAGGTCAGCATGGAGATTGGCGCGACCCCGACTTCGCGCACGGAAACCGTTCTTTCCAGTTACACTTTCCCGGCGCTGGTTACGGGAGGAACCATCTCGTCACTTACCCGAGTGGACAAGAACGCGAAGTTTCTAGTCAACCTCAACCATATCGGGGCGAGAAGTCGGGTGGTTCCGCACACGGTCGCCATAACCTACGGCACCTATTCCAATCGAGCCACGGCAGCAGCAACGCTGGAAAACGCACGCCTCAAGCTCAAAACCTATGATTTGAATTTTCAGGGTGTTTTCTTCAATGTGCAGGCGTCGAACGTGCTCACCGACAGTTTTACCATCGGAGCAACAACAGGGTCCGACAATCCGACATGGGGAGTCGTCACGGAAACCTACACCGTCGCTGCCAGCAGCCCAACAGCAACAGCCTACATCACGCTAATTGGCGCGGCCCAAGGCGTAAGCTGGTCGCTCAAACCTTGGAAATACAACCTGTGGCGGCTGGAAAACGTCAGCGTGGTCATGGAGTAACCGATGGCCGAAGAACCTGACATTAGCAAAATCCTGTCCATTCCGCGACAGGTGTTTCCGATTCTCGTTCCGCCCGCCGAAGGTCCGGTGCAAGGTAATCAGTTTCAACCGGACGAAGAATCCAATCCCGGCATCAGCAACGACAGCGGTTCCACGCCATGCTCGCATTTGCATCCCTACGTCATGCGGAGCAAGAAGTTTGGCAGCGTCGATCCTGACGACAACACCGCACCGCTCGGGGTGGATGTAGTCAACCCGGACACTTGGGAGCGCGAAAACCCACCGCAACTCAATTCCGTGAACATTGCCGCCGGAGGCACGACCGGGCTCACCCCGAACGTCACCACCGCCGCGCACGGGATTGCCGCAGGAACAAGCGTCAGGGTTGTTTTCGCGGGAACCAACTCCACCCCAAGCATCGACGGAAGTGCCATCGCCACCTACGTCAGCGCCACCGTAGTTTCCTTGTCCGTGCCCGTCGCTCTGACCGTCGCCGCCACATCAGGAACAATGGCGATTGTGTGCGACGGCGTTACCATTGGACCGGAGCAGCGGGTCTATAAGGTGAACAGCACCACCACCTACACCGAGACGGTTTTCGCGCGGCTCAAGAAATGGGATTCCTGCGGTGAGCTGTATTATGTCGGGCCGGAAGTCATCATTCAGGTTGCCACCGTTACCGGCAGCGGCAGCGCCAGCGGCGGACTTCCGTGAAAGCGGAAACCGTCCTGTTTTCGTGGCGTTCGCCGCAGCGCACTATCGCCCTGCATCACGCATGGCTCTGGACTTCCGCCGTTTGCTGGGCGCGAAAATGGTTTCCCAATGTCGTCTTTGTCGGGGACCAACCGGCCAAGGTGCTGATCTTCGACGGTCTGGGTCTGCCCTTCACGGACTTTCTGGAACTGCCGGAACTGCCCGCCGACCTGATCCACGTCCGCGACCTGACCAAGATTGCCGCCACGCTCGCCGGCATCCGCGCCTTCGGCCCGTGCTGGCATCACGACCACGACGGCAGATTCAATCGCAGACCGCCCGAAGCGATGTTGGAAGCTCCATTTGTATGCGAATATCGCTATCGCCGCACCACGCCGGAAAATTGGCATATCCTCTTCGACCAGTGCGAGCAGTGGAACGCCCATCTGCCGCATTCGCGGATGGCTGTGATGCCCGAATACGGCCTCGCCAGCGGACTCATGGGCGGTTGCGACTACGACGGAATCGAGCGCATGTGCGAAACCAGCATCCGCATCGCCACGCACCCGGACAACCGCCGCGCCTTTGCCGAGGCCAACGGCTTCACGTCATCGGTGGTCATCGGCGAAATGGCATACGGACACGACTTCCCTAATGCCCACGCCCTGCTGTCCGAAGGTGGCGGAACCGAGGACGAACGCCGCATCGCCGGTTGGAATCACATCGCCGGAGGCAAGGAGAACGCCGGACTGCTCGCCTGTCTCGCGCAAGAGCTGGAGTGCGACTTTCCGAGCGAGAAACGCCGCACGTTCGAGGCGCGCAGTCGCCTCTATCGGTAAATAAACACGTTCACCGGAGACGTGTTCTGCGTAAATCCCGTCGCGCGCCGCAGACGCTCCTTCTCCTTCGCGTCCGCCGCCGCACACCATTGCTGCTCGGTGCCACCAGGATTGCGCCGACGTTCCTCGCGGTAGGTCTTGTTCCAGAACGCATCCTTTGTAAATACGCGCCCGCCAGCCTTTGCGGGCTTGTCCAGCGCGGTTTCGGCAAGGGCCGTAGCGGTGAGAAAAAGGAGCAGGATGATCGTTTTCATGGGAAAAAGGTAGGTAGCGATGTGGTTGAAGTCAATTCCCCTTCTCGGAACACTCAAACCACACCCGCCGCGCCAAGTCCGCAATATGCCGCAGGTTGCGACGGCATTGCCAGAGGTTCAGGAAGCGGACCGCCAAGGCTCCGCAGATGGCGCAGGTGACGGGCGGCGGTTTCAATCAGTTGAAAACGGGCTTTTTCCAAGCGCGGACAGCCTTTTCCTCGCCATTGACTTCCTCGATTTCAAGCAGCATCCATCCGCTTTCGTATGCGGCATTAAGGAGCGTGTCCCATTGCCCCGGAGAACAGGTGATGAATTGCATACCCGGTTGAGGGAATGGGTTTGGTATCGGATGTGGGACAAGCGCGGGACGTTTCCATCGCTTTTTCTGTGGACGATTCATCACGCCACCCTCCAAACGCGCACAAAGCCCTCTCCGGCCAGCCGACGCGTGTCGCCGCCCTTGCGCCGCCAATACGCCTGCACGCACAGCGCCTCGGCCCTGCTCTCGCAGTCGTGATACATGCCAACGGTCAGGGAACGGGCCGCTACGCTCATGCGGGGCGTCCAGGCGCGTCTGGCGGGTGGTTGAGTGGGAAGTGATATGCTCATGGCCCAATCCTCCGCTTGACTAAAGGTAAAGTCAAGGGGAGAGACAAACTAATTCCCGCTCCGTCCCCGTCCTCTCCACGCCTTCCTAGACCGTTTCGGCACTGGTTGACTAGGCAGCACCGTCACGACGCGTTCTGGGGCCGTTTCCGGCTCACCGTGGCCGTCCTGTTTCCATCGCTCCGCCCAACGCGCACGGTCTGCGTCTGTCACCTCCCCATCCGGCATGTCCCGATCCACTTTGCTCATGGATTTCACCCAGCGCGGCCCGCCAATCGGTTTGTTCAGCCGTTTCGCCAGCCGTTCCGCCACGCGCTGCTCACGGGCGATGGGGCCGAATGGCGGGTCAGGAAAGGTCATGCAAACGGCAATTCCAGTTCCAGCCGTCGCCGGATGATGTCGGCGTGGGCTTCGTCCAGTTCGCACCCGATGAACTTGAATCCCTCCTGCCGCGCGGCAACCAGCGTGGTGCCGCTCCCGGCACACCAGTCCAGCACCGTGCCGCCCGGTGGCGTGACGAGACGGACAAGGTAGCGCATGAGCGCGAGAGGTTTTACAGTGGCGTGGTTGTTGAAATGCTCGCGTTCGGAACGGCTGGCCTTGGCGGTGTAGAAGAAGCGGGATGCGCCGCCGGTGTCGCCGAAGCCTTGGTGCAAATACACTCCGCCCTTGCTTGCTCCGCTTGCCACGGCTCTACCCGGATCGGTGTGCATGCGGTTCATTGGCTGCCCGCTCGTCAACTCCCCGCTCTGCGCATCCAGCAGCCGGACCGGGCAGCCCTCGACGCATTGCCACGCCTCCACGAGTTCGAGGCCGTCGGCGGCGGCGTAGCCTCCAGACACATCCTTTGTCGCATCTCCCTTTCCATAGAGAGTGCCGCCGGTGGGGTTGAATCCGCCCGGCGCGGTGCCGTGGTTTCCAGACTTCACCCGCTTCGTCCCCGTGCAGACGCAGCCCTCGGCGTGCGAGAGGATGACGTTCGCGGGCCAGCGACCTTGATCGTGCTGTTTGATGGGAAACTCGATTCGACCGATTCCACGCCCCGCATCCGGCGTTGCTGCCGCTGCTCCATGCTCTTTTGTCGTCGCCCGTCCCTGCGGCTTGGCTGAATCCTTGTCCGTATCGCCTTGGAACTCCACCCGGCACCCGTCCACATTGATCGCCCCGGTGCCGTGCGCCAGCACATTCGCGGCCACGGTGCCGCACAGAGGCTTCCGCGCCACGCAGATTGGTTCGCACGCGGGCTTGAGCGCCGTGCCCCAGCCGTCCCATTGGGCGGCGGCTAGAGTGACGGGAGTATCCCCGGCAACTTCATGGTATCCCTTCTCTCTGCTTTCCTCGATCCACGGGCGGGTGTCACACGTCCCGCAAGTCTCCGGCCTTGGCTTGTGACGCTTCTTCTCCCGCTCCGCACCCGCCGCCTTGTCAATCGCCTTGCTCACGTCCAGACTTTTCGGGAAGCCGCTGCCGTAAAGCCACTGTATTTCGTCCCGAATCTCAAATCCGGCGTCCTCAATCGCGCAGACCATCCGGTGATGCGTCCGCGTGCCGCCAAAGGCCAGCAGATGCCCGCCCGGCTTGAGCACGCGCAGCACTTCACGCCACAGACCGACATCGTAGGCAATTCCCGTGCTGTCCCACGTCTTACCCATGAAGCCAAGCTCATACGGCGGGTCGCAAACACACGAATCCACACTGGAATCAGCCAGTCCCTTGAGCGTTTCCCGACTGTCCCCAACGAGAATCACTTCTCCACCCCCATCCCAACCAGTCGCACCACCGCCTTGTTCCCGCGTCCGCCCGTCCGATTCTCCCGCTCGATCAACCCTAACTTTGCCAGCCCCTTCATGGCTCGCCACACCGCCGGACCGCTCATCCGGCACTTCTTGGATAACTCTGCGTTGCTAAGCATCACTTCCCCACACTGATCCGCCTCCAATGCCAGCACCAGCCAAAGCAGCCTCCACGGCGGCGTTGTCGGCTCCTTGCTGTTGAGCGCAGCACAAGCAAACGCGATGGTCGCATTACGGTTCCTTCGCCCTGTCATCACTGGCATCTGGCACGCTGCACACAGCTTATCTCCGATTTGTCCTGTTCCAGCACATTTTTTACAGATCATAAGAGACAAATAGATACCAGAAGGTAATAGTTGTCAAGCTAAAGGGATACCAGAAGGTAATAGATTAAAAATGGCCTTAAACTATTACACACTGGTATCTATTATACAGAGAGAAGCCCTAGAGCATTGCTTCGCGTCCATTCTTGGGTTGGCTTCGCTCCGCTACGCCCATGCTCCGCACCAGTCTCGCGCGCGGTATGGTACGGCTCCATTCCACCGCCACCGTCGAATTACCATAAAGCCAATTTCGTTCGCCGCAGTTTTGGAGCAATCGCGTTTCGGTCAGTCGAATTACTAGAATGTCCAGTTTTGTTGACGGACGGGGAGAGACATCCCTACGCGCACGTTCTCGCGAGTCCCCTCCCCACCCCTCCGCGTCAGCCCCTAGAAAAAGCATGCTTGCCCGGCCCTCGCGCATGATAGCACCGACACCGGCACCGGCACCACACCCGCTTCGCGCAGCCCCTCGCGCGCCCCTCACACTGGTCTGTTTTACATTAGTCCCGTTTTATCTCGTTACGCTATCTTCTTTATCACTCACCACTTGGACGGCTGAACCGGCTCCAGCGAAGATCGAGACGCGCACCTTGGCCTTGTCGCTGTCAGACCATCCGCCGGCCACGCTGGCCACCTTGACCACGCTGGAGACGTCAGAGGCGGAGGCTAGGGCGGTCTCCGGGTCGAGGTCGGCGGCGTGCTCCAGGGTGCGGGCGGAGTAGCGGAGAGCTGCAGCGCGGGAGCGGCGCGAGTTATCCGCGTTAGCTTCTGCCATTGCATCCGCTGTTGTTACATTCGTTACAATCCCCCCTCGCGCTTGTGTGGCTACAATAGCGGCGCGTGACAATGCGACGGCCTCGGCGGCGGCTTCGTGGACGCGAGGTCCGACCGGCCAAGCTTCGCGCGCCGCTCGTTGGCGGACGGTGCCGGACTTGATGCCGTGGAGCTTGGCGGCCTCCTCGAACGAGCCGGTTGCGATGGCGGTTGCTTTGACTTCTGGCCAATCGGCGACGGGATGAGCAGGCATGAGGCGACATAGCCACGGCTGCGGATGATTGGCAAGGCTGGAAAACTTAGGCTCGGCTAAGATTCTCGCGCTTGGCTATGGTGCGGGAATAGGCTGGAGAGCGAGAAAGCCGATACGATCTTTCCTTGTACCAGCCTTGATTCGCGGCCTATTTTAGCTTGCAGCTAAAAAGAATTAGACAACGTGGCAGAAAAGGGTGAATCTCTTTTCGTGAACTATCTCAACAAACCCTATGACGTGGCCGAGCTTGACCGCCTGGCCGTAAATGACAGCGCGCTCGTTGCCGGACTTCGTAGCCACTTGCGCCGAGACATCCGCGAAGCTGGCGGCGAACCTAGCTCTACCGTGGCCGCAATGAGCCGCGCGGAGTTACTCGCAGCGCTCCAGAATGAATTGCTGCCGCTTCCCGCATCGCGTCCCGTGGCGACGATGCGCGCCGGAGCCGACCCCGCCAACGCGCTCGCGGATGCTATCAGGGCCGCAATGGAGAGCGTGGCGCCGCAGGCAGCGCCACTGGATGAAGACGCCGTGCGCCGCATTGCAGCGGATGAAGCGGCGAAGGTTGCGCCCCGTCGCGTGGTGGTTGACGTAGTAAGCGCCGGACAGACTCGCACGGTGGAAGGGCAGCACTGGCTCTTTCCGATAGCTTGCGCCGTGGTTTCCGCTGGCGTCCCGCTTTACCTTTGCGGACCCGCAGGCGGCGGTAAATCCACCATTGCCCATGCGATAGCCGATTCTCTCGGCCTGCCCTTCGAGTTCCAATCTTTCGGCCCCGGAATGTCGGAAGCGAAGTTGCTCGGATATCGTGACGCCGCCGGATGCTATCACGATACTTCCCTTGTCCGCCAGTATCGCGACGGCGGAATTTGGCTCGCGGATGAGATGGACCGCGCCGACGGCGCAATCCTAACCACTTTCAATACTCCCCTTGCCAATGGTTCAATGAGCACGCCGGCGGGAATCATCCCGCGCAATGCCGACTTTCGATGCATCGCAGGGGCGAACACCGCCGGCACGGGCGCCTCCAACCTTTACACCGCCGCGATGGAGCTGGACGCATCCACACTGGACCGCTTTTTTTTCCTCGCGTTTCCCTATGACGAAGCGATGGAGGCGCGCGCCGCTGGCGTTGCTGGACCCGCTCAGAAAGAGTGCCGCTTAGATGCTGGCGGAGTAGTGAGCGCGGAGAAGTGGCACGCTGGCGTTCTCGCGGCCAGGGCGAAGTGTGAAGCGCTCCAGATGCGCCACACGGTTAGCCCTCGCGCCTCGATTATGGGCGCGAAGCTATGCCGCGCCGGGCTCGGCTTAGATTGGCTCATCCCTGGCCTCATCACGCGCGGACTGCCAGAAGATGAAGCGAAAGCCCTTGAAACCGCTTTTCGGGAGGCTATCTAATGCACACGCTCACTCTCAAAAGTATGGCGGAAGCGGTGGCCTATTGCCAGCAGCCCCGGCAGACGGGCGCAGGTAATTCCAGCGACCGCGCCGGGGAAATTAGCTTTTTCGGCACGCCAAACCTTTCCGCCGCTTTGGCTCTCGCAACAAACGGTTGGAAGGAAGGGGCGGACAAAGCAGCAAAGGCCCTTGCATCGCGCCGAGTGGCCACAGGAGAGAAGACGAGCAGACGTCGCAGCGTGACCCGCTACGATGTCAGCGGTGACGATTGCGACGTTGCGCGCTTTTGCGCTGGAGACGTGGAGAACATGACGGAGAACCGCCGCGTAATGGTGCGCGGAAAGACCGTCCGCCGCGTAAATGTCGCGCTTAACTTTTCCTTCGGAGTAAGCGGACAGACCATCATGAATTATGCCGTCGCAGTTTGCGCCGCTGTCAACCGCATCGAAGCGGGCGGGCAGCGTGTAGAGCTATGGGTGAAAAAGAGCATCGGAAGCGAGAGGAACGGCCCGGCAGTTTTCGTCATGGAGATTCGGGTCAAGGAAGCCGGAAGCCGGATGCACCCCGCCGCCCTCGCTTTCGCTTGCGGGCATCCCTCGTTCTATCGCCGCCTTCTTTTCGCCCTTGTGGAGCGCTTCCCGGCGCGCGCCGTGACGAAGATTAGCGCCAACAAATACGGCTACACAAAAGACGATCATGGCACCGGTTATTTGACCAGCAACACACGGTGGGCAGGTGACCACGAAGTAAAAGCAGCGATTGCCGAACTGGACGCCGCCAAGTGATTTTATGACAGCACCAACAAACCAAAACGGAGCGGCCCCGATGCAGGCCGCAGACAGCCCGAAACCATCGCGACTTTCCACGCTTGCAGCCCAGATCAGCGCCTTGCGCCACTTTATAGGGCGCGGACAGCTTGCCTCGATGTTCGAGGGGGCCAAAGGCGAAGATGGCGAATGGTTCCGCGCAAAGATCGGCGAACTTTTCTACACGGTCCGAACCATGCCGAAAAGCTACGAAACCGACGGCCAAGGGATGCGCGCCACCGCCCACTTGCGTTACTTTGCCGGCGGTTCTGCCGCTTGGCTAATCACGGAACGCGATGCCGGCGCGCCAGATGATAGCATCCACGGAAAACAGCACCAGGCGTTCGGCCACGCTGACCTTTTCGGCGACGGCGGCGAGCTTGGATATATCAGCATCGCGGAAATCATCGCCGAGGGTGGCGAGCTGGACCTCCACTTTACGCCGCAGCCGCTTTGGCAGGCGTTGAAGCTGGAGGAACCGCAGGATGCGCGCGATGCGCTAGCAATGGAGCTTCACGGCGTGCCATACGCCGAACTGCCAGACGATGGACCAGAGCAAGATCACATCGCCCGTGTGACCGCATCCGTGGAGGCTGTGTCGTGAAAAACTTCTTACGCCTCTTCCGCTCGGCGCGCAACCGCCGCCGGCACTCACGCATCCCGCTGCTCGGCGAGTACATGAAACGCCTGAACGAAATCGGCGACGGCAAAATCCCGTGGGAAAAAAGCCCCACGATCACGCGCCCGATATTCGCCCGCATCAATTAGGACCGCGCCACACCGCGCCCCCGGCAAACCGGAGGCGCGGAAGGCGCGGGCCACTACGGCCCGAGCAACAAAACCAAAACCAAAACCAAAACCAAAACCATGAAACTCCAAACGAAAATCAGCGACCTCACCACCCTCCTCGCGTCCACCGACGCGGCCACCACAGCCGCGCACGATGCCGAGCGTCTCACCGCAGCCATTGCCACCGGACACCGGGAAAGCGCGATCTCCGCGCTCGACATTAGTCTCGCCAGCCGAGGGGAAGCGAGCAAAGCGGCGGCGCTTTTCGCGAAGGTGCCGCTGCCCCGGCGCGGACTTGCGAGGGTGACCATGACCAAAGCCGAGCGCTTGGGCAAAGCGGCGGCGAAAAGCGGCGACAGCTACTCAGGTGAGACGGATTACGCCGCAAAATGGGCGGCCTCTCCCTCCGCATCCACTTACACCGCCAAAGGGGGCCGATACTCTGGGCGCTGCACCTACCAAAAAACAGATGCCTCCCACGTCGTGCGCCTGTCGCCCGAATGGGCTGTGCTGCTCACAGAGCGCGAGGATGTCGCGTCCCTGTCCGCTCGCGACGGGCTCCCGCTCATAGGCTGGCATGCCGACGGGCGCGCCTGTTGGGTGCGGACGAAAGGGAAAGCGATCACCGAGGAAATAGGCTGGATTGCCCACTTTGGCACGGTCTGCTATCATTCCACGAAATCGCAACAGTCAGCAGATCAGGGGTTGAAAATCAAGCTGGCGGCGATGCGCGATGAGTGGGCGGCGCAGGCTGTGGCACGGGCAAACGCTGCCCAGTGGGCGAAAGACGAGCGCAGGTCGCGGCTGATAGCGCGGCTGTGCGATGTGTCCGCGACCATCGCAGATGCACGGGAGATGGGCTACTGCCTCCCCGGCATCGAAGCATTCCAAAGCCAGCACCACATCGGCGACAGCGCCCCGCTACGGGCGCTCCTAGCGACTGGCAACGCCGCCGCCGTCCGCCTCGCGCTGGCTGTGGCGCGGAAGGTCCGCCGCACCGAAGCCGTCGCCGCTTAATGCACTGATGAGTCGGTGAAACCCCGACGAAACCGCCCCGGCGGTCTGCATGAAAACCAAATCCAATACCACCAAGCCCGCCGGCGGCACGCGACCGGAAGAAATGACGATGAAACAAGTGCGCGATCTCATCCACGCGGAGGCGTGCAAGTGCGCCGAGAAATGGTTCCCGCTGCAATGCCGGAAGGATTGGTCGTCCTTTTACCTCTATTACCGGACCGGCGAGCTGGACGTGTCCGACGCCGAGGAGACGCCGTCCGGCTGGACGCTCGCCAGCTCGGAACGGATTAACCCGGCGAGCACGCGCGACCAGGTGGCCGCGAAAATTGCCACCATCGCGCAGCGGCTGCCCTTTTTGCCCTAACCCTATGACCACCACCAAAACCCAACCGACCCCGACACCAGCGCCGGACGCGCAGCCCGTGCAGGCTCCATATTGGCGCGACGGTCGAGTGACTGACCCGGAAAAATACGCGGCATGGATTGCGAAACGAGCGGACGACGCCCGCGCGGCGCTGCAAATGGCGAGGGGGGCGAAATGAGCGCACCCTACGCATACACGATGCACACCGCAGCCAGCCCGGACGGATACGGGTGGGATGCGTGGATGATCGAAACCGCAACGGGTGAATGTGTCGGCGACGGATGGGGAATTGAACCGCACGAAGCTAGAGTAAACGCACTCCGGGACGCCGAGTTTACCACTGGAAAACTCAAGGAAGAAACCGCCCATTGACGCCCCCACGCGCGCCCTGGGACGGCTCAGGGCGCGACGGGGGCGGCATGATGCCGAACCACAAACCAAAACCAAAACCAAAACCAAAACCTATGACAATCGAACTCATCAGAACATCGCACTGGGCGGACACCAACCGCCAAACTATGGCGGAACTTTCCGCCAATCTTCCCGCCGTCCTTGAAAGCAATTTCGATCTGTGGGACCACCGCATCCAACGAGCCGAGAAAGGCAAGGAAACACCCTTCGTGTCGCACACCAGCCTTTTCTGCATGGAAGCGCTGGAATACGCGCGCACGGAAACCGAGCCCGGCAAGGGCCGGAGCGAGCCGACAGGAAGGACATTCTCGTTCTTGGTCGTAGCGGACTGCCGCCGAGAAGCCGTGGAAAAGGTTAATGCCCAGCTTGCAGCCCACGGATTCAACCCGGCAAATTTCATGCAGCGCAACAGCGGAAACCGCCTCTTGATCCTAGCCTGAACTCGATATGACCACACCAACCGACCCAAAACCAAAACCCACCATTGGACGCCCCCGCAAAGCGCCCGGTGCGCCTAAATCCCGCTACAAAATGACCGAGGCTGCCCGGAAAGCGCGCAGCAAAGGCGGACGGGCGCACACGCTGGAGCATCGCCAAGAGCTGCAACGCGCGATGATGCGCTCGCAGGCGGCGAGGATGGCAACCGAGGGTGCCAAAACCAAAACCTAACCCCGAGGGTGCCCGCACTGGGTGCAAACCGAAAACAACCCGGCAAAATGATGCCGCTGCCAGTAGAGATTTCCTCGCTGGCAGCGGTTTTTTGCTCTTTCGGCTAATTCCTGCGCGGAAGGTGGTTCCGCTACATCGCCCTTGCCGGGCGGCAAAAACGCGCTGGCGGGCGTCCTAGGCGCACCGCCGTTCATTTCTCGCACCGTCTCCACACTGGCTTTCCGAACAAAATCTCCCCGAGGCGGTGGTATTCCCAGCGATTGTATTGCAGCGAGTTGAAGGTCTGGAATCCGGCTACGGTGACGACTCCGAGGAGAGTCACCTCTTGAATCGTAAGGAATCCGGCGCTGTCGCCCTCCAGCCGCAGCACGCACCCGAGCAGGTCATCCGGCCCGAGGGGGACCAGCTTAGGCGCGGGCGCTGGAGCAGCTGGCTTGCGGCGGTGTGCTCTGCCGGGTGCGATATGCGTTGCCGGCAACCATTGACCATTGAGCAGCGAGCGGAACTCTATCGGCTCGTCGTCCATCATTGCGAGGCAGGCGTCGAGCCAGTCGGCTTTTTCTTGTGGTGTCATATTCATGGTTTTTTGGGTTGGGTCATCTGCACTCCGCGCGGATGGCACGGGCTTCAGCTCGCCGTGTCCTTGCCTTGCTTTTGAGCTCTTCAGAGTTGGTCATTTTGTTTTGTTTTTTTGTTTATTTTAAGCGGCTGCCGGGTTGGCTAGGTAGTCTCAAAAAAGCAATCAGCGCGGGCGATCCTCCAGATAAAAGGCGTCCCCGTATTTCGCGCGCATCCACTCCGCTCGGTTCTTTTGCCCCCGGCTTTCATCAGCGACCGTCGCGCCGTGTAGATGCTCGCGCCCTTTGATTTTCCAGTCCGTTCGCTTCGCGCTCAAGCCCGTGTAAATGAAGTTCGTGGCTTGGTAGATGTAGCCGACGTGCCCTTGCGCCGTGTCCGCGTAGCTCACGACCACGCTCGGCTTTGGCAGCAGGCGCAAGGACCGACCGACCAGTGCGCTTGCGACGTTTTTGGAGTTCTCACAGCACAGCCGATTCAGTTCGAGCACCTTGTCTGCCCATTCCGGCCCGCAGACACCGCCTCGCAACGGTGCGCTAGCTGGCGTGCCATACGTCACGACGCCGATAAGCTCCGCGCCTCGATACGCTCCGAAGGCGTAGGAGATTGGGCAAAGGCGTTTCGCATAGTGCCGATTGAGTAGCCAAGATTCTGTTTCGCATGTTGGCAGCGATAGAATTTGAATGTCCATCATCTCCCCATGCCCTCCCGAAACTCCCTAGCGGCTGTCCTCGCAGCCGTCGCGATGCGCTGGGCTTCGGCTGGGTCGGTCATAGCGCGATTACCTCCGAAAATTCACTCAACCGACGAACCAGCGGCTCGCCCCTGTCCGGCCCCATCCGCTTAATCAGCCAAGCAGACGAACCGTTTGCGCTCCAAAGTATCGGCAAAAGGTTAGACGTTCTGACCTCGATCAACTCCTCTAATTCAGCGTCGGCTCGTTCGGTCGGTGGTGGTTTCCCTAGATCGTCCAGAAGAATTACAGGAACGCGGTGTAGGTTTTTAAGATGCTCTTGAGCGTTGGCCTTGTCGAGTCCATCGCCTGAAAAAGCGGTTTGCACAACGCGGGAAAACGAGTTGTGAGAAATTGAAAGGCAACGCAAACCGGAATCGAAGGCGCGGCGAAGCGCGAAGAAAAGCGCGCGCGTTTTTCCCGCGCCAGTCTCGCCGACGATGCCCATGCCGCGCGTGCTCGCAACGTCCCATGTCAGCGCAGCCTCGGCGCATCGCTGGTTGATTCGCATGATGTCAGTGTCGCGGTAAAGCGGTGGGCAAACCTTGAACCACTGATCCTCTCTGAGCTTTGCTTCTTTGCTTGCAAGCTCCTTGGTGGAGTCGGCAAGGCGTATTTCGCTGCACGCAGGGCAGCACTGGCGAGGGAAATACTCGCGCTCACCGATAAACATAGGTTCGTATTGGAAAGGCGCTTTGCAGTCGTTGCAGATTACGTTTTTAGAAGCCATATTTGTCGGATTTTTGGGAATGAAGGTTTGTTCCGTTTGTGCTGATTGTTCTCGTTTTCTCCACAGACCGCAGAAGCCAGCGGTTGAAAAATTGCCGGGTGCATTGTCGGGAATTAGCCGCGCACCACGCTTGAGCCAATCCAAGCTCTTCACGAATTGGGATGATCCGGAAACAATCCATTTTCTCCAGACCAGAAATCCATGCGTCATCGGTTTCTGTTTCCGCCTTCCGCCGGACTTTCGCCGCTTTGGGCGAAAGTGCCGGTGGAGAATCTTCGGAGTTGGAATCGGTAACGGTATTGGAGATAGGAGACGGAGACGGAGACGGAGACGGAGAGTTGACTTTCGGTTGCCCCTCCGGTTCCCCACTCGGTTCAACCGCGGTTGAACCGCGGTTGAACCGAGCCTGTGCTGACGCCTTCCCTTTTGCAGATTGTTGCGCTCTGTATTCGGCCTGCTTTTCCCGCTCGCGCTCCATTCTGGCGTTTTTGCCATCGGGAAACTTCGCCATCACGTCCGGACCGACCACGCATCCCGCGATCCTGTCCACCAGCTCTTTACGAAACGGAATCGCTCCGTTGCCCCACTGATAGCAGAGAAGCCGCATGTAAGCGCCAACGTCCTCGGCGCTGAAAACCACCGTCCCTCCGATGAAATCGTCCGCGTAAAATTGAAAAGCCGGTGCCTTCATTCGTCAAAACCCCTCAATCCAACTCCCGCCACGGGTAGAACCACGCCGGTATGAAACGACGCTGCGGCAGGAATTGGATGGAATGGTCTTGTGGTCATACGATGTATCCGCCGGGTTCTACTCGGCACCGTCACTGTATTTACACAGGCGCGGTTGTCAAATTGGATTTCACGGCAGCTTCGCGGCGAGCTCTAAGCCACGCTGCAAACTCTTGGGGATTCATGCCTTCGTAGAAGCAACACGAACAAAAATCTCCCCAGCGTATGGGAATAATTGCAACGCACCCTTTACCCGCGCATTGAGCAGTCATGGCAGCTTCGCGGCGAGGGCAAGGGCGGCCTGCGCTTGTTCCGTGTCGGCGCTGGAATCAGCATACCGGATGCAGATTAGCAGCGAGGCGACCAGCGCCCGCCGCGCCGTGCGCTCGGCGTCCAGATCGGCTCTAAGCTCGCGGCAGTGAATGACCAGCGTCTCGTCATCCGGGCATCCCGCTTCGGCGCGAGCAAGCGCCATGTGCTGTTCGGTGGCAGTCACGCCAACCTCCAGGCTACCATTTTGCCGAAGTCGGCAAAATGGTATAGGGAGGCAGTCATGCCAACCTCCAAACTATTCCGCCAGCCGTTCCGTGTCCCTTTAGCCGCTGGCAAAACCCGGCCTTCACGATCAGCTTTTTGCGCGAAAGCCAGCCGAACACCGGGCCCCAGGCACGCGAATCATGGGCGCGGATTCCGATAGCTTCACCGACTTCGACAATGCCTTCGCCGCTCAAGTCTCCTTTTTGCAGCATCCTCAAAACGTGACTTCTCGCTTGAAGCGAAAACACCTCGCCTGCGTTGCGCTCCACCGTCGCCATCGCGGCGTCCCGTTCGGCTTGCCAGTTGAGCGCGGTCATTGCGCCTCCACGTTGGTTGCCCATAGCAGCATATTCCCTGCGGTCACGGTCGTCATGCTGTGGATTTTCCGGATAAGATAGGAAACGCCCATGCGCCGCACAAAATAAGCCAAATCTTTGTCGGTTATGTCTTTTTCTTCAACGCGCAGCTTGACGCCCATATGCACCTTCACCCGTCGCCATAGGTCTGTCCTTGATGCGGAGTTGCGCGCCTCGTAGGTGGTTGCGTATTCGTCGATAGCGTCCATGAGCGGTGCGCCCTTGTGTGTGTTCTTGTAGATTTTCATCTGGCGTGTCCAATTCCGTAATACAGTCCTTTGACTAACAGCGCGACAGGCTCGCTGCCTTTAGGTGCAGGCATCCTAGCCATTTTCGATTCACTCACAACGCAATCGCAGATGGGCCGCTCCTTGTGGTCAACGCGCTTACGGGCAAATTCGTTAGCCTTGTCAGCCTCGGTGAACATGCTGCCGAGTTGCGTCCATGTGTAAGAGCCATGAGGTCGTTCCCAGACGATGAAGTAACTGCGAAGCGGCGGGAGTGATGATTGGTGGGCGTGGATTTGTTCTTCGGTTTTCATAAATTTTGATGGTCTGTTGGGCGTCATAGCAACGCGCCATCCAGTTCGTGCACGATACGGTCGCACGCGGTTTTGTAGTGTGCGGCATCCCGTTCGATGCCGATGAAATTGCGGCCAGTGCGCAGGCAGGCGATTCCGGTGCTGCCAGACCCCATGAATGGATCGAGCACGGTTGCCCCTGCTGGCACTTTGGCGATGTCCAGACACCACGCCATGAGTTGCACCGGCTTTTGCGTTGGGTGTATGCCTAGCTCGATGCGGGCCTTATTGCAGTGCAGCGTGTAGAGCTTCACGCTTACGCCGTCCAGATTCGTCCACGCCAGTTCCGCGTCGGAGTAGGTGGGCATGACCTGCTCTTTATTCCACACCAGCCAGCGTCCACCACGACCGAGAGGCAGGTAGTTTCCGCCCCATATCACCGTCACAGGAGCGCACGAGATGACCAGTTCGAGTGCTTCGGGGCTTGGTGCTTCGGCGTCCCATCCGCCGTCATATTTGCGAGGCTTCCGGCGATACTTTCCGGTGGAGTCCCATCCGCCGTCGCCCATGCCACGGTCTTGGTTTATCCCGTAGGGCGGGTCAGTGATTACAGCATCCGCCTGGATTGGTAGCACGTCGAGGCAGTCAGCATTGTAGAGCGTAGCCGTCAACCCATGACGCCCAACCAGACGCTGGAGCGAACTGCCACACCGCGTCTCGGCGGTCGGTAGCGTGTCTGCGATAGTGTCGTCTTGGTTCATCGGTTACTTACTGCCCTCTGGTTTGCCAACAAGTTTGTTGCTCCGGCACTAGCGTGCCGTTGAGCGCCGCGCGCAGTTCGCGGTTTGCACGTTGAATGTCGCGGATTTCGCGCTCTAGGTCTGCGATGATTAGGTCGCGCGTCTCGACCATTTGCCGCAGTGATTCGGTGCGCTCCTGAAAAGCGTGGAGTTGTTCGGTTGCGTTCATTGTTCTTGTTGATTCATAAAGTCCTGTGCTGACTGCTCGCCGTAGCACGTCGCGCAGTCCTCTCCTCCGCACGTCCGGTCAGCGCAACGGAATAGCTTGGCACGTTTCGGGATGTCGTCAGCCTCGCGCCGGGATTCTTCGGCCCGGTCTGCCCACCATGCGTCATTGTCTTGGTCGCTCATGGGTAGGTAATAGTTATCTCCGTCCTCTCCGCTTCGCCTTTCGCGGCTTTGCGTTGCGTTGTTTCAATTTTGCAGATTCCCGGCGCGTCCGAAGGTATGAGTCCAGCGTATCTGCAAAGGTCTGTGTGATATTTGGAAATGAGGTTGTCCTCATCCAAGAGTCGTTTTCTGATGCTCTCAATGCGGACAAGAATACGGTCGCCAGCTCGGCCTTGAACTTGTGCCTTGACCAATGCTGCATTGCTAGGAGCGCATTGAGGGATGGGAGCTTTCCCGGTATCGTTAGGGTTATGGTTAGCATTTGGTTTAAGTGTTGGCTCGCGGTGCATACAGCGCCGCATCGCGTCTGTCATTTCTATTGGGATCATGGTGCGTCGTTGCCTCTTAGCTCTTCGACCCATGCGCTGGCATCTGGCACATCCTTCCACGCCTTCGCGCCTCGCTCGACCATCAGTTCCAGCACTCCTTTACTTGAGGTTAAATCATTAGTTTTGTTCGCGGCCTCCCACGTTGCCAGCAACCTTGGGATCAAGGACAGCACAGCATCAAGGTCTTTTGGCAGTCCGTGGTTGTGCAGTCGCACCCACGTTCCGTCACTCAGTTCTCCACCTAGTTCTAGCTCGCAGCTTCCCGAAGACTCAACAACGGAAATTTCCACTTGGATTCCAGTCTTATCGTGATTGCAATGGCAATTAGTAGGTGTATCAAACCGCTTATAAAAGCAGCGAGCGTATTTCTTGAACTGGTTAGAACATTCATTCCAGCCTTGTTCGATTAGAGTTTTGCAGATCATAGTAAAAAGGGTGCCGAGATTCTGCCGCTCGGCGTCGGAGTTATGAACAGGGGTTAGAAGTCGTCCTGAGTCGACTTGCTAATCGGCTGCGGCTTGGCTTGTGTTGCTCGTTCAGTTCTTGCTGCTTGCTCGCGGCGGACGTCAGTGCGACCCATTGCTGCCTCTCCGTCATCATCACTATCGTCGGGAGCGATGCCAGCGATTGCCGCTAGGGCATATTTCCTCGCATAAGTTATTGAGCTGCCGAGTCCTTGTGGGTCGTCCTTTATAGGGACGATGTGAAGCTTACATGAAACAAACTCGCCGCTTGAGTGAGTCAGCACAGTCTCGACGTAGTAGCCTGCCTCGTCTTTGCCTGGCAGTTGCACCACCGCTAATCCGTTCTTGGTCAGAGATTCCCTACAAGCATCCCAGACGCTTGCAAGGTCAGCATAACGCGACTTGAAGTGCGGGTTTGTGCTGTCTTTTTTTGCGCTGGTCATTGTTGCTTGCGCTTTGGAAAGCGCAGCGGCAAGAGCGGCGATGGAGTCTGAGCGTGTCATCAGAACGGAATTTCGCCCTCGTCATCCGTGTCAACCGCAGGCTGCGGCTTGCTCGGTGCTTGTTCCTTTGGCTTGAAAGCCAGCGAAAGCCACTTGTCGCCACTCTTGGTTTCTTTGATCCAACCGCTCACCCAATACTCCACACCGCCGATAAGCGCGGTGCCGTTGCGGTCGGGGTGCGTGTCTTTCTCTTTCTTCGTGTTAACGAACATTGAGCCGCTCATTTCTTTCATTTCGTATGCCATATCACTTGTATCTATTTGGTTGTTTCATCGGTTGTCCCGGATGCGGTCGCCGGTGTTTCCGGCCAGAAATTGTCAAGGTTGCTAATCGGCAAATTTACCAGACCCGTCAGCGGCATGGGCAGCTCGTCATTGCGGAGTCTCCGCATCTCTGCGAGCACCTCGGCGGCGTCCATTTCGCGCCGGCCACGCAGCTCGTCCGCCACGGCGCGGGCAATGCGCCTGGGTAGCTCCTCGGATGGCAGGGACGCGCTCACCTTCCTCCCTCCTGCCTGATTTTGTCGGCTAAGATCAGCTCGGCCTGCACTACGTCGGGGAGTAAGTGCTTAAGTGGGTTCATTTCGCCCATGTAGCGGTATCCCTCGGCGTCCTGTTTCTGCGCCGCAGTCACCTTCCCGGCGCGCATGTCCTCGTCCTCGCGCATCGAGTCCATAGCCTGTTCCCACGCGGTCATGCCCATCCTCCTAGCGTCACCGAGTATTCCCGCTGGGTAGGAGCGCCCCAGTATCGTTTCCGTCCTACAAAGAAGGCGGGCGCCTTTCCGTCAATGTCGGCACACCTTTGGCAGATCATACTGTTTCCGCGCTTGATCGCTACCTTGTTTCCGCAGTCGCAGAACTGTCTTAGCAGTGTGTTGTCGGGTTGGGGTGCGCGGCCATCCTGCGTAGGTGCCTGATGTGTCGAGCCTTTGTCGCGCAGTCCATTCGCGGTGTCAGGCTCCAACGGGTTATACGTTGCGCGCAAATTCATTTGAAAAGTTGGGAGATAAGTTCGCAGACCTGCTTGCCGTTTTCCGTGCTCGTTAGCGACCACGCCAGCGTTGCCAGTGCGGTTAGCAAAGCGAGCGTTAGTATCTTCGCGCGGAAGAAAGCTAGCTCTTGGTCGAGCCGCTCTTGGTAGCGTTGGAATTTAAGATCAACGCCGCGCTTATGGGCTGCGTCAATGTCGCGGTGCATGGCTGGTGTTGTTTTCATTCGATATTCACCCAAACGCCGTTTTCGTGGCGCTGGAATTTGAGCCGTGCCAGCATGGCCTCCGCGTCGTTGCGCCGGATGACGCACTCACCGAGTGCCTTGACCGTCGCGCGGACCTGAGCCGCGAAGGCGTCACGGTCGGCGCAGGCCAGTTGATATTTGCTGAGAGCAACAAACTTGTTGGCGAGGAAGGTAGATAAGTCAGGATTAGTCATGCCGGATTAGTTAGCGGGTTTCGTGCCACGTTTGGACTTAGGCTTTGCGTTGATCGCCGCTGCCAGTTCGCGGTTCACAAGCTGCGTGAGCGACGGAGCAAAAGGGTTGTTGCGATAGAACGAAAGCAGCTTGTCGCAGATGTAGCCTTGAATACGGACGTGGCGTGTTTTGCTCATTGTCCTTCCATTGTTACGTTTGCATTTACCGAAAGAGATTTTTGTTCAAACAAAGCTCGCAGACTAAGGCAAAGTTCATGTCCGAAATTTTCGCTAGATGCTCTGTCAAAATAATGTTTGTTTTCAATTACATTGGCCAGCGTAAGGATTGCCGCAGCTACATCGCTGCTGGTTTCGGATCGCATATCATTGAATGAGTGCAATGTGTTATTCATTTGGTGTGGGGCAGATTGGAACATTGTGGGGCACTTGTCAAAATCTATTTTGACGATTCCTCGCAACTCGCCATCCTTCAACGCCTTAAAATTCCCCTTGCAATCTGGCGCGGCATACTCTACGCAAACGGTATAGAAATGGACGCGAACGACGTTTGCCTTGCGATTGATGATTTCCAGCTCCTTCACCGGACACTGGCAGCGGACGCTCGCGCCGCCTCGCTACGGCGCGCGGATCGTGCGGCAATGGCGATGGTGCGGCGCTGGGACAAAGCCTCTACGCTCGCCGCGCTGCGGCCTCTGCGGACGCATTTGCAACGGGCGTTTGTCGTGCTCGCGGAGTAGCCGGAAAGATTCCGCTTGCGCTAATTTCCTGCAATCTTTCATCAGTCCTAAGCCTCTCACAATCCAGCGACAATGAGAGACAACCAATTTTGATCTCGCGATCTTCACAACAAAGCCGCGATTATGCGAAGTTTTTGGACCTGACCGGAGAAGCCGGACGCCAAAAAAAGCAGCCGAAAATTGTTCCACAAGCCGAGCAACCGACTTTGCTCTAGCTCTGCTGTCCTGGCACTAAAATGCGCCGAGGTGTATGAGGGTCAGACAAAACCCACCCGGCCCTCGCGGGAGCGGGCACCTCGGCGCAAAGCTTAGTCCTTGTGCGTCCACCGCAGCAGTCCGGCGAGAGCCAGCGTTGCTGCGATCCAGCACAAAGCGCAGTAAGGGTCTTTCATGGCTGCGACCTCACCGCGATCCAGACAACCCAGAGAAAGAGAATCCCGCCGAGTATCCCGATGAACGAGACGCCGAAGGAATAGGAGTCGGCAATCATAGGTTTTCGTCCAGCAGTTTCAAAATTCCAAGCCAGTTTTCCTTGGTCTTGAAATAAACTTCCATCGTGGTTGCGCCTCCTTTTTCGTTCATGAGATAGATGTCAAGTCCATAGAGAAGCGTGTCGTCTTTATAGGCGTAGTAGCCTTTGAAGTCAATTTGGTTGAAGGTGAACATGACGTAGCCATCTACGTAAATCTTAACGCGACCGTTGAAGATTTTGAATCCGTATTTTGTCACACGGTGAAGCGGATTCGCGCCCGCACGTTGCTGGCCTTGCGCGTGTTTTTCTTATAGACTCCATCACCGTTGCGCCCCTCGTCATCGCCTGCGTTACCCTCCACCGTTTGCATGGTGTTGGACGTAGGGGTTTTTACACACAGACCGATATGCGATACGTTATCGAAAACCAGAATGTCACCGGCTTCAATGTCCTGCCATGAGGGACGCATCTTGGTCGAGGTGGTGGAGTCTTGTTCCTTAGACCAGCGAATGAAGTCCCACGCCCCCGCTGTGACCGGTCGGCGGAATGTCTTGGTCTGAGGAATCTCCAAAGCATATAGCGCCTCACGCACAAGCCAGCAGATGAACGCTGCACACCAATACCAAGACTCGGCAGGGTTGAGGCTCGTGGCTCCCTTGTATTCGTTGACCCGTGGCCCCTTGTTGCTGCCAAGCGGGACTTCGCGCACGCCGACCTCTGCCAAGGCAAGCGAGACGAGCTTGGCGGGAATACGTGCGCTCATTTTCCGTGTTGCTTGGAAAGTGTAACCTTGGTGCCGATGCTCCGGCCATCCTTACCGGTGTAGTCGAGAGCAATCGTCGTGTCGTAGCCAGCGCAGCCGGCCAGCGCGATACAGAGCGCGCCGAGTAGGAGTTTCATTATGGTTTGGCTTGAAAGGTCGATGCGATTTTGTGCAGGACTGAGGCAATCGCAAGTATCAGCGGCCAGTAGGTCGAGAGCTGCGGGGGGATGCCTGGGAGGCTGAGTAGCGTTGCGTCAATCGACAACGGAATTGCCACAACGGCGAGGACAAGAGCTGCGGTTTTGGTTTTGTTCATTTGTGTATGGTAATACATCCGAGCGCGTGGTCAATGGCCGTGCGCACGACCTGAGCTTCGCTTATGACTCGCGTAAAGGACTGCCGCTTGATCCATTTCGATTGCGCCAGGGTCACGCCGAGCTTGATAGTTTTTAGGTATTTGGTTTTCTTCATGGGATGGTTGGCGCATCGCTCTTAGTCGCATATATGCTTGTTCTGGGAACCCGCGCCGCTGTGTTGCGTGGCCGCGTCGTCGCCCACCAGCTCCGCACCCCCGCCGCCCAAGGAAAGGCACTCTTGCGCCATGCGTTTCGCGATGAGTTCGCAGTATCTTTCCTCACGCTCAATCCCGATTGCCTTTCGCCCGAGGTCTTTCGCGACTCGCAGCGTTGTCCCGCTTCCCGCGAACGGGTCGAGCACGATTCCACCGGGCGGGCAGGACGCCTCAATCAGCGGAGACACCAGCGATTCAGGATACGGGCATGGGTGCCCGTCCCCGCTCCGATTCACGCACGGCGGCATTCTCCACACCGACATCCTGGCGTTGTGCCGGTCGTCCCAATAGTGCGGCAGCCCAAACCCCCAAAATCCCTCATGCGAGGGCGCGAACCGCTTGCAGTTCAGCGCCATGCTAATTCCCCTGTCCCAGATTACTTCCGCGTAGAGCGGCAGGCTTATGAAGCGCAGCGGATGCAGCGCCACGCCCTCGCGGTAGCGCACCTTGTGATTCATCCACACGATGCCCTTGCTCACGTCGGCGCATTCTTTCATCACGCCAGCCAGCCAGCATTGGTAGGCGCTTTCGTCCATGTCGTCGGCGTAGCCTTTGGCCGCGCGTTCCATCCACAGGTTCACGCCCGCCTTGCGTTCGGCGTGCAGCCCCGATGCCTTGCCGCTTTGCGGCAGCGTGTTATAGGGCGGCGATGTCACCGTGATGTCCACGCGGGTAAGCTCCGGCAGGATTTCTTCCGCCTTGCCGTGATAGATGGTGACGCCTCCGGCGCAGTAGTAGGGACGAAGACTCCGCCCATTCCCACCAGACCCAGCTTTACGCGGGCACACGCTCGGCTCTAGTTCGGGGTTCCCAGAACCACGCAGTGGAGCGAACAAATCCGCGCCGGTAACGTCTTGCGTGCTCACGGAGTCCCTCCCGGCGCGGCTTTGTCGCTCACCGCGACGCTAGGCCCCTTCTCTCTCCGACTAAGGCTTTCCCCATTGAGGTTTCGAGGCATCGGTCGGAGCACCACGCCACGCGCCGGTTCGGAGTCACGATCCCTATCGGGTGGTTTCCGTTCGCTCCACAGTTGTCGCACCTACCCATCTCACTGGAGCGAAGAATCTTCGCGGCATCGGTTTCCGTGGTCGCGGCGGTCCGCGCCTGTTGTGCTTTGTAGAGCGCATCTGCGGCCCCATACGTGTGTAGTTGGTCGTGCTTTATAGTCCTCCGGTCACAGTTTCACGCGCTCAGTCTCTACCTCAGTTCCCACGTTCGGCGAATCCAGTTCTTGCGGTTGCCGTAGCTTTCCAGCTTCGCGCAGATGGACGCGGACGTTGTTCCACTCCGTCCAGTTCTTCGGTTTCCCGTCGTCCGTGCGTCCATATTTCCATTCGACGAGCCCAACATCCCAGAGCATTTCATCCCATGCCCACGCGGACAAACGCCTAACAATGCGCTGCACCGAACTCGCCTCCTGTGTGTTGTTGTCGTTTTCAGTAGTCATAAAGTCTGTGTTTCAGTCCACCGTTTCTCTCAGCGAGTCGGTGAGCTTTTTGTCAGGTTGCATCTCTGGTGTATTCATAACTGCCCCTATTTCGCCCCCGTTTATCCTCTTGGCAAGAAAAACTTTCAGCCTTTTTTTGACCAGCCCTACGCCGACGCCTCGACCAGCACCGGATGATACCGGCACTTCCCCCACATCCGAATTACTTTTCCGTGCTCGTCCCGCAACACCTCTTCGCTGCTCGCAATGATATTTACCAGCTCCGATTTGCCCCGCGTAATGGCGTAAGCCTGCACATACTCATAGTCATTAACG